TAACAATATGTAACTGAATGTACACCCAAAAACCCTAACATAAGAAGAACACAGAAGAATGAGAAAAAAGAATAAAGAAAAGAAGAATAAAGAAGAATAAAGAAGAAAAGAAGAAGAATAGAGGAATAAAGAAGAATAAAAGAAGAAAGAAGAAAGAAGAAGAAAGAAGAAAGAAAGAAAAAGAAGGAAGAAGAAAGAAAGAGGAAGAAGAAGAATAAAGAAGAATAAAGAAGAATAAAGAAGAAAGAAAGAAAGAAAACAAATGAAGAAGAAAGAAGAAGAAGAAGAAGAAGAATAAAAGAACAGAAAAGAAAGAAAGGAAGAAGAATAAGAAGAATAAAGAAGAATAAAGAAGAATAAAGAAGAATAAAGAAGAATAAAGAAGAATAAAGAAGAATGAAGAAGAAATAAAGAAGAATAAAGAAGAATAAAGAAGAGAATAAAGAAGAATAAAGAAGAATAAGAAGAATAAGAAGAATAAAGAAGAAGAATAAAAGAAAAAGAAGAATAAAGAAGAATAAAGAGAGAAATAAAGAAGAATAGCGAACTGAACGAAGTAGATTCCCAAAAAACTTACGTATTGCTTTGACGAATCTTCGGGTTAGAGCTGGTCAGCGAGCCACCTTCTGGACCCCAGTAACCACGAAGGCCACCATGACGCGAGCCGTTTACTCGGCTGCTCTCGGCGTTTCGGTTGAAGGTTATCGAGTTGCCAGAGACGGTATAGTTATCCGTCTGCGAGAACAGGTTGTTCCAGTAGACTCGCTCCAGAATGCCGGAGGCAAACTCAGGCATCACGAGGAATCCGCCGTCTTCGCCAACCTGAACGCCCATTCCTTGAATGGCCTTCTCGTAGACGTTATTTACCTTCGCAGCCATTCACCAGTACCACCAGATTGATAACCGTCCTTCAGGAAGTCACCGAAGCTCTTGAAAACTCCGTGCTTGTAGCCCTTGGGCAGCTTCAGACTCTTGCACTTCTGTGCGGATTCGCGTTCAGCGCGGGCCTTTTCGAGGTTCGAACGCTACATACTCGTTTGATTCCTCGAAGTACGAAACCGAACCACCTTCAGCGTCTTCCGGTGAAGCGCGGAGCGGGCTGGTTCAATCCCTTAAAAACTTCCTTCAAAGAGCCGAACTCTTTGCGGATTTCGTCGATGCTGTTTTTCAGATCGATTTCACTCATGTCCTTGTTTCCTTGTGAAAAATTCACTTACGAGCCGGAACCGCGCTTTTGAGCGTTCCGAGTAATTCCTTCATCTCACCGAACATTTCGGAGAGCTGTTTTGCGACTTCTGGAGATTCCTTTGGCTTCTGCGTCCGCTGTTCTTTCGCCTTGGAGAACAAGCGATCCAGAGTCCGAGCAGATTCTTTCAGATTGTCGCGCTGGAACTTCGTCAGATTCCGGCTCGAAGAAACGCTCTTCAGCCGATCCGCAACGCCCATCAACTCAAACTTCTGGGTAGCGCCCAGAGCGAGAAACGATTTCAAGCATCGCCTCCTCGTCCGTGTTCCCTGCCCGCACGATGCACACACCTCCCCGAGTTTCGCCTTGTAGTTCTCGGAGTAAGCGCCTTCCATCGCCAGCTTGATTTGTCCGAGGGATTCCATGATTGAACTCATGGCTTCCTTGACGGCTGGATTCTCCAGCGGCCCCATCCCTTGTTCCATGTTTCCGTATAGCTCAGAGACGGCCTTATAGGCGGCTTCCATCAGCTGAGCGCCGTAGCCCTTGGCTGGCATCTCCTCCTCTTCCTTTGGGCCGTCTTCGGTGGTCATGCCCTCTGAGGAGTCTTCCATCTCGTCTTCCATCTCGTCTTCGTATTCCATAGCCTTAAACCCCGGCACTTGAATTTTTCGTTTCGGTAAATACAGCTCCAAGCTCTTAGCGATGCTCGGAACAATTTGGCGACCTGCAAGCTTCCCCTTGGCAACCGTCGCCGCGATGGCTTCAGGGTTGCACCCAATGCCTACCCAGCTCCATTCGAGAAGCATCCACTCATCGAAGTAGGTATCTGATTTTCTGACGACCGGCTGAGTTACCGGAGCTGAACCGGACTGAGGTCGCTCGAACCGTCCCTCAGCAACCAGCTCGAAAATCTGCTCAGCCTCTAGGAACTTGTCCGTAAACCAGCAAGTAGCCACGACGTTCGATTGAGTCTTCTGGACCGCGAGCCGCCCGGTGTTGGGGTCTTCGCTCGTGCCGACTGGCTTGGTTAAGACCTTGCCGTGTTCCCAGAAGACCACCGGATTCGTCTGGTATTCGTCCAGCGAGCAGCCCAGCGGATTGAGGCTATCCCGAACCCGATCCGGGGCCGGAGTCGAGATGACCGCCGAGGCCATCCTCCGAGTGGTATCTACGTCCGTAATCCGACCGGCCCCAGCCAGAGCAGGGGAACCGGCGAATTCTGTAGATTTGCCCGAGACGTTTTCTCATGGTGGCAGGATATCCTATTTGCGAAAAAGCCCGCAAATACCGTTTCTAACATTGATACCGCCGTCGTAAGTCACGTAACTGCGGGACTTAGGGAAATCCTGAATTTCTCGCCTGAATTAACCCGATATCCTATTGCAGGACGCGAATTACTTGGAATACAATGGGACGAGTTGAGACAACTAACGGAGAATCAAAGATGAAAATCAAGAAAGTTAGAGCCAAGGAATTTCACAGCGGCAACCGGCTAAACGGAAACGGTGCTGACCTGACAGCGACTTACGGAGTGTTTGATGATGCAAAACAAATAGGGTTTTTGTTACGGATTGCTGGAACATGGCAAGCCTACGACCTTGAAATCGGAAAGCCAATGCTGGCTCGTCGTTACGAATCACTAAATAAAATCAAAGAAGCTCTGTCAAACGTCTAAAGCTAAGCCGAAACCCCCGCGGGGTTCCTGGCTGGATGGTATCTGGTTCACTGACGAGGCAACCAACTAGGAGGCTGCAATGAGCCAGATTCACTACAGCCCATCACCGCTATCGTGCTACATGCAAGCCGCTAACAATACCCACAGCCTCTTGCGTGAGATTCGGAGAGGAACTCAGCAAGCAAACTTCAACCGATGCCCCGCCGCGAGTTATCCACTGGGGCCACGTAGGCGACCTGAACGAAATCAATCACAAGCTGGCCGAAGTGCTACGCTTCATCCGGAATGAGGGTTAGCCATGCCGCGCGTACGTGTTCGCCCATATCAAGCCGGACCAACTCTACGGGGAGACCTTCGAGCAAGTCCTACCCTGTGACGAGGCGGCTGAGCGGTTTGTATTCAGCTCGCTCCGGCAACTCGGATTCACCGGGGAGCCGACCATCGCACCTGACTGGGTGCCGGTAGCGGTCGGACTAGATAACCTGCCCATCTACAATAAGCTGGTATGGGCCGATAAAGATTCACTGAACCTAATCGGGGAACTGCTTTTATACGAGGAGAACTGACATGAACTACCCAAAAGGCCTCTACGAGAAATCCCGCGTCATCAAGACCGCTGAACAAATGGAGAAGGAGGCGACTGAGCAAATCAATCACCTGATTAACTTCCGCCTCAAGTTCACCCTCTCGAAGGAATCCGGGACTTGGCTCAGCGGAATTGCCGAGATTGAGAACTACGGAACCCCGCACGCTCGCACGCCTAACGAGATGATTAGCGAGGTAATGAGCCTCACTCAGATGATGGCTCAGCTTGAGCAAGCCAAGTCGGTCCCTCTGGGCAATCGACGCCGGAGAATCGCGGGTTCAGAAGCGAGATGACTCTTACCCGTTCTAGCGATAGGATATTTTGGCTTTTTTAGTGGGCGTCCAGCTGGCTGTGACGCTTACGACGATTGCTTTTGTCCTGTGTCTGATCGTTGAGATGTGCCTTCACTTTGATCTGGTTATCGGGGAGTCCTGACGCCTAAAGTAACTGACCTGCTCGAATGCGGCGAACTCCGCCTTTGCGCGGAGCTACGACTGGTACTACGCCGAGCTGATCTTTCGAGATTCCAGCCGGTGAGATTCAGATGATCCAGTCTAGAGAAACAACCATTGAGGAGACGCTCGAAGAACTCAGGAGCGAACTGAGGCGGCTGGCAAGCGTCTAAGTCTTCGCCGTGGTCGCAGTTCCTCGCAGTACCCGATAACCCACAACCCCGCTTCTCCGGACTGATACTCCGCCCGCCACACTTGCCGCACTTGGCGGGTGGCTTGCGCCTGCTCCCAAGGCCGATGAGTTTTCGCGCGTTCGCTCGCAGCCTTACGCCGCTCTGGAGTCCAACTCAAAGCCCGGTCCCGATTACTTGGTAGGTAAGATAACAGCGGCAATTTGAACTGATTACGCCGTTTCCAATATAGTATATCGTCTCTAAAGTTTGGAAGTCATAAACACGGATGGAACCATGAGAAGAAGAGATAGGGTTAATGTCAATCTTGACGACTTGCTTAGTCGATATCATCGAGGCGAAAGCGTTCTGAGTATGAGTAAGTGCTTGGCATTAGCCGAATGACGCTGACAAAGCGACTGGCTAGATTGGGCCTCAAGGTCCGCAACGGAACCGAGGCTAATCTTATTCGTATGGCGAAATTGTCCAAGGAGGAACGCCTCGCGATCACGGATGCTGCTCACGCCGCCGTCAGAGGAAAGCCCCATAGCTTCGCCCAGAGATGCAATATGGCGGCTGGTAGAGAGCGAACCTGTCGCATTGCTTCCGAGTATGAATCGATGATGATCGGCTGGCTTACTGAAGCCGGTATCGAGGTTATACCTCAAAAGGCTGTTGGGCCTTACAATGTTGATATCGCCCTGCCCGAAAGCTGCATCGCCGTGGAGATATTCGGGGGACACTGGCACGCTACAGGAACCCACGCCGCTCGATACCGCAAGAGAACGGAAGACCTCCTTGGCTGTGGGTGGCTTCCATTTATTATCTGGGCTGGTTGCTGCGGATTCCACCGCGTTTGCGCTGAGCAAGTGATCGCCTTGCATGAGGTTAATCGCTCGAACAAATCCCCAAGGACTCAAGAGCATGTGATTAGGGGTGACGGCAAAACTACTCCCGTCGCAAAGGTGAACCCTAACAATGGAACCCTTGTACTCAACGTCAAGAGCGGAAACAAGCGACGATCCACTAATGGGCGTTTCTGCTAGGACGCAATTCGGATGAGCCGGGGGACCACCCTCGGATTTATCCTCCCAGAATCGTTGATTCTTCCCGTCGAGCGGCCCGCAGATTTCGCAAACCTTCTCATCTCGCTGAGTGTGCCAGACCCTCAGCAGTTTGAGATCCGCCATCGGTTCTACGCGGTGGCTTTCTCCGCCCGGTTGATTCAGGCGCTTGTCCGGTTCCCTTCCTGCCCGCCGAAGGTTCCGCCGTCCCTCTGGTTCTTCGCCTTCGGCTACTTCATCGTCCCCGAGTATCTCCCGGCGCCGCTGGATATCTCCCGCTCCAGCTCTCGCGTCGTGGCGTTCTCACCCGCCGAGATGGCTCGCGTAGTCTCGGTAACGCTCACCGATTCCGGGAACTTCTCGCCCCAGAGTAGATACAGGTAAGCCCCCAACGCTAATTCTCCCGAGCGGACCTGTCTTACGCGGTCGCCGACTTGAGTTTGTAACTTGGTTAGAATCGACTCGGCTACCATCGTGGCTTGGTTATCAATCCGCCGGTTAATCTCCGAAGCTATCCCGATGGCGTTCAAGTCCCAGCCCAACTCGTCGCCAGTCCTGATTGCCGCTTCAAAGGCGATATCCTTGAGTATCGGGCTGATCTCCGTCTTGATTAACTGCTTGGCTTGAGCGTAGAACCACTGGGGCAAATCATCCATCATCGGCCTATCACCGAGCCGGGAAAGTGCTGCTTGCTCAAGGTCAATCAGCAGTGCCGCACGATCACCGCTTGGAGCTTGGCTTCGTTGTCTAATCGCTTGGGGTTCGTCTGGCATTACTTGCCCTTTTCCGCTTGATTGTACCGCTCGATTTCTTCCTTGTCGCGGACTTTTTCCTAGACGCTTTGGGTTTAGGTGCGGCCTTGGTAACGTCCTTTGATTCTTCCCGAGAACTCGCCAGAGTTCCGGTTCTGACTTTGCCTGATTACCTTCTTTGACTAGCCAAGAATCGTGAGCTCCCCACCGTCCGGCGCGATATCCACAAACACTACCGAATCATATCCGCGCTCAAACGCCTTGGCCTGAATACCCTTGTTCCTCTGAGGAAGTTATAGAGAGCCTTCCCGTCATACTGCGATTCAACTTCATACCGCGCCTTCTCGTCAAGAGATTCCCAAGACTCATCAAGCAAACCGGCTTGGTGCATTGAATCCCACAACTCGCCAACATCGCCAACATCGGAGCCATACTCTCGCAGGTTTAGCGGATTTACCGAGCGAACCCATAGCGAATCAACCTTGCCTTCCGCGTCTGGAATCTCAAACCCGTTAGCGTCCGCTATTTCCTTTATTCGCTCCGGCCCTAAATCGGTATAGCTTTCCGCTCCATCCTTTGCCATTACGTCCGAAACAATTTCCTCAAGTTCGGGATTATCACTGATTGCTCGCTCTACTGCTTTTAGTTCCGCGTAACGGGTTGCCATTGCTGGATTGTCGGTAACAAATATCCCGTCCACTTCCGAGCGGTAATCCTCCTGCGCCGTGGTACATTACCAACGGCTCGCCGTTCTCGTCTACCACCTTGGAGCCCTTGAACCACTCAGCGAAATTCTTGGCTGTCTTTTCGTCCTTGAATTTCTCCTTAGCCCAGCTCAAGACCTTATCCCCTCCGCTCTCCGCTCCCCCTCCATCCTCCTTGCCACAGGTGTTGCCGGGCTGGAAGCCGCCTCCGCCCTCAGCGTTGGCGCCAGTCTGAGCCGGATTTGGATACTTCCTCTGATGCCGCGAGCATCTCTTCTTTAGTAGGCCACGGAAGCCGATACAATGGCTCAAACTCATCGACTTTGCCGGGAAAAGGCTGTGTCATAATAACCACTCCCTTTGCTTTCGCCTTAATTGTTCTACCCAGTCAGGAAAACTGCTTGGCTTATATCTTGTATCTGTAGTTACAGCAAACAACTCACAAAATGTCTCCTTTGGCGTTTTTTGTTGCGTAGGTTGTTAGCCCTTTACCAACGTCCTTGACCGAATAAACTAAACCGCTCCATTCCCTTTGCTGCTCAACGGTCAGCCTACCATAAAGTTTATGGGCGTATTCGTGCCTAATGACTGCCGAGTAACCACCCATCCCGCCAGCAGTAGCCTTTCCGGGCTTTAATTCGTCGGTTCCTTCACCTTTCCAAAACGGCGAATCAAAAACGTGAATCCCTCCACGGTATTCAGCGGCTGGGCTCCGCCCCTTCTCTTGGCGTCTGTAAATAATAGGAGATTCTCCATGAGCTTTTACAAACTCTTGAAATTCTGCGTTAGCGTCATTCTGTTTTACGGCTTCGCGTATAACGTCTTCCCAGTTCCGGATTTAACTCGGAAAACGCTGCTTTATCGCCTTCGTTTAACTTGCGACTGCGAAACACCTTCATCCAGTTTTTCTTTAACTCTTCTTCGCTTGGAACCTCTCCGCCAAGCCTGTCCTGTTGTTTCATTTTCTCGGCCCATACAATCACTTCCTTAGCAATTGCGTCAGCGGCCTCCTTGGCGTTCGTAATTACACAACCTGACGAACCCGACTCACCTCCCGCCCCGTCCCCACGGGCGAAGCTATTTCCCGGTTGAAAACCTCCGCCACCTTCCGCATTTGCGCCACATCCCAAGCCACTCTTGTAGATGTTCGTATTCGACGGGTCAAACGTGCCTTGATTGTCTACGGACTTGATTTGAGTTGGATTCCACGCAACGTAAATAGTTCCACCAGCCTCGCCGCGACCACCGTATCCATCAGCAACTACGCCATCAAATCCAGTTGCCTTGGTGACAGCATCAAAAACAATCGATTTACTACCTGACGCATTTGCAAGCTCCGCAATCTGATCAACCGCTTTCTCGTTACCTGATCCGATTATGGAAACTACTTCTCGGATTGCCGCTTTCCTGTTCGTTGAATATGTGTCAACGTAGTTGGAGAGAAATCCATCCTTGTAGTCTGATATTTCATCCGGGTATTTTGCAATCTCAGCATCAACCATCTCGCTAACAATACTTGTCAACTGTTCTTCAGTGAAATTCTTTTGATTTACTGAAAGCGGCTTTTCCATTCTTACATAAAGCTCGGCAAGCGATCCGGAGTCTTGCGGCTTATATCCGCTCGCTGTCTCTTTGTCTGTAGTCAGGTAAAACCCATAACCTTCAGGCGCTTGCGTTTTCCCCAATCTTGCTTGGGTCAAAAGCAAAGTTACTAGACATATCCGCCTTTGAGCCGTGATAAACAACCACTGGATTTCCGTCCTGATCTACTGCCTTTGACTCTCCAAACCAATCAGCGAACGCCTTAGCCTTAGCCTCATCCCCGAACTTATCCTGAGCCCAAGCTAGAATCCCGCCCTTTTTTTGGCCTTCAGTTTCTTTCCTTTGCTGGCCTTCTGCTCTCCGCCCTCTCCCGAGCCGTCTCCCCTCGCAGCGTCTTCCCAGCTTGGAATCCACCACCACCCTGCCGCATTCGCCCCGCAGCCGCTACCGCTCTTTCCCTCGCCTGCGATGATCCCCGCTGCCCAGTTGATACCGGAGTCTCCACCCCAGCCAAGCCACGCCACGTAGCCAGCATCGCGCCACGGCTCAGCGCGGAACTTGGGATCTACCTTAGAGTTCTTCCGATGACGCGCAAACGCTGCCATCCGGCCCACCGTCTCACGGCTCACCTTCTTGCCGCTGGCGAGCTGTCTGGCCCGAGCCCAGCCCGTAGCCGTCATCCCCGTTACCGCATCCCCATGCTCACGCTTCCAGCGGAGAACCTTTCGAGCGTTGGATTGTGCCGAGACTGGAGGCCGGTATCCGTCCGAGCCAGCGCTCTTGGTAATGTTCGGGTCTTTCGGATCGAACTTCCCTGAGTTGCCAGTAGCGGACTTGATTTGAGTGGGCTTAAACGTCACGTAAACATCGTGAGTTCGCTGCTCTTGTCCGGCTGGGGTGTCGATTATATTTCTAATAATCAACCCATCGTGACCACCCTCCCGAGCGGCCTTGATTGCTTTGAAATTAACAGAAATCCACCATTCCCCCTTTGCGTCGAACTCTAAAGGGTTATTCATACTGAGGTATACGTGCATTGGCTCGCGCTCACCGCCTGAATACCCGCGCCCCATCTCTCTATCAGCAGTAAACCACGAAGCACCAACCTCCTCCCGGAACTGCGCCGAGTGACGCGAGCGACCAGCGAACTCGTTAAATCGCGCAGCGGTACCGTGGTACACTACCAGCGGGTTCCCCTCCTCATCCACTACCTTCGAGTCACCGAACCACTCCGCGAAGTTCCGCGCCGTCTCCTCATCCTTGAACTTCTCTTTCGCCCACGCGAGTACCTTCTCGCTTACCTTTGGGGCGTCTCCGCCCTGAGACTCCCCCGCGCTACCGTCTCGCTTTCCACAAGTGTTCCCGGGTTGGAATCCCCCGCCCCCTTGAGCATTGGCGCCGCAAGAGTCAGCGGCTTTAGAATAAGTCTTTTTCTCTTATCCAATCAACATCCCCCGAATAACACGCGCATCTAAGTAGTTCCACAGCTCGGGAAACGTATTTCTTAGAATCGGCTGTCCAAAGTGGACTGCTGACATTCCAGCCGCAAATACTTCTTTCCGGTCATTTCCCTTTTTTGAGAAATAGTCCTGACTATGGCCGTAAACGTCTTTCTTTCCTCCTCACGCGGCATTGATTACCATATCTAGGTTCTGTATCGCAATCCTGCCACTAGCCCCCTTCTTGGCTTTTTTCTTCAACTCAGCAATAAACGAATCGTCAAGCGCTCGGCTCGCTTTTTAGTTGCCTCAAATACACTTACAAACTCTTGAGAATCAGTTACGTTATTTCCGTCTGACGGAGACTTTGCATTATCAAATGCGAATCGGTCAATGTGGTGAGTGTATTCGTGAACAAAGTAATTCTCTAAGGTTGTCGGGTCGTTGTCTGGGTCGAGAAAAATCGTAAACATTTGGTAACTAACGCCCGGCCCGGCTCTATTCGGGTCTATCTTCACGCGAGGCGGCTCTATCTTTCCCTTGAACGATTCAGGCAGAGAATCCATTCAGTTTCGATACAATGGCTTCGTTTTCTACTGAGCCTCCACCCTCTCCGCGTCCACAATCATTACCGGGCTGAAACCCTCCACCTCCGGGAGCATTCGCCGCAGTCCGAACCGCTCTTGAATAGCGACGATATCCTATCCTCAAACGCCGCTAAAGCCTTCGCTACGGCTTCCTCTGCGATTTGCTCAGGTGTCTTGACTGGTTGGGCGGGCTGACTCGGATCGAGCGCCTGCGGGCCTGTCTGGGGCTTCTGTACGTCTAATCCCGGAACCCCTTGCGGGAGCCCCGGTAATCCTCCCGGCCCCTCCTGCTTTGGCGCCTGACCGGCTACCGCTTTGCCCTTCTCCCCACCCCACGGCTTACGCCCTCGGAGCTTGCGGATCTCGTCTACCTCAATCGCACCCGCTGCGATGTCGGTGTTGATTTGCTGTTCGGTCAGCTTCGCATCGTCGATAGCCTTTGCCGTGTAGAATACCGTCAGCCCCTCACCGAACTGAGTAGCGAGCTGCTCGGTGTCTTCCTCCGCCATTAAATCCAGAATCGGCTGGACCGTCCCTTGGATGAACTGCTTGAGCGGCCGCATAGAGCCCGTCATCCCCGCTAGGCGCTTCGATACCCGCTGCGATAGGCGTTACACCATGCAGCGCCATAATCGCGTCCCGGAACTGAGCAAACGCCCCCTCATAGGCCATCTCGGCAGGGGTCCGCGTGACCGGCTCTACCTTGACGTTCTGGCCGTTCACGAACATCGCCTTTCCGTGCTTGGCTGGCCCGGCGTACTTCTCGTTGAACTTCGCGCTCATGGCCGCTGGAGTGTCGATTCGTCCTCTACCCCATCGATCCCAATCGATCACCGAGGGGTCTGAACCGTTCCGCAAGTGAGCGTGGCGGGATACGTCAATCTTCTCGCTCGTGTCAGTCCAGAGCGCAGCCGGCACTCACCGGACTCTGCCCCTCATCCTTGAATACCGGATGAATGAACCGGATAACCTGAATATCTCTCGCGTCGATCACCTTGCCGATAGCCTGAGCCAATCCCGTGTCAAGGAACCAGCCGCTCTCAATCTGCCAACGGGCTACCTCTGGGTTAATGTACCAGCCGCCCTTGGGAAGTCCCCGCTCGGGCTGTCGAGGTTCGGCAATCGCCGTCGGGATCACGTACCGCTCTACCGTCCGGCCCATCTGATTAGGCACGTTCCAGAATCAGAGCGCTCCCTGTTAGGCAAAGCTGGATTGCTACCTCCTCCCGGAAGCTCGCCCCGATTGGCTCGCACTAGGCCGCTTCAGGAGTTTCATTAACGGATGCCACTTCAGCAGCGGAACCGTATCGTCATCCTCCGCGTTGTAGGCCTTCGAGTATTCTCTAACCTGCTCTTGATAGGCTTCCACGTCACAAGACCGGATCGCCTTCCCGATAGCCGAGATAGCCACGTAGTGCCAGCCAGCGTACTTCTCCGCTTCGGCCTTGTGATCGCTCGCCCAGTTTCCCGGCTTGCCCTGACTCATCAGCTCAGTCAGCCCGCCATAGGAACCGCCCACACTGGCGAACCGCTTCTCATCGCGCTCCTCAGTGACCCGTCAGCGGCCTCTGATTGCGATTGTCCATCTCCGCCATGATGCGAGCGATTTCTTCAGCCCTTGGCATAAACCCAATATCCTATGCTACACAGAAACTCGATACCGGCTTGGTTAGCGCGTTAAACGCTCCGCTAAATGCGTCCACCTGATCATCATGCTTCCCATTTGGAAACATCGTCAGTTCGTCAAGGAACGCACGGTTCCACTCACCCTTCAGCAACTTCACCCCGTCCAATCCCCGACTGACTCGCCACCGCATCAGCCCTCACGACCTTGTCACCCGAGAACCGCTCCCCCTTGAACCGATAGCCCGTCAGCCGCCGGGTCATCGCGTCAATCTGCGCCACCCCAGACGCCCCCGGCTCCTGCTCCGCACGGACAAGCGTCTCTCGCCCGTCGCTCGCAGCTGTGGCAAGGATGATCGAATCGCGCTTGTGCGGCTCCCACTGCCCACGCACAACGTCCAGAAGTATAAAATCCCCCTCGCTATCCAGTCCAATCAAAGCCGCCTACCGTGTAATCACCCCCGCCCTGAGTCGCTGCTAAATCCCAGTACCGACACTGTTTGACTATCTTGGGCTGCGTCTCGATAACCCTGAACCACTCGCATTGAACATTCCGCCTTCAAGCGGGCTAGGTCTTTGCTGGTACAGGCTGGCCCACCAGGTAAGGGCCAATGGTGTTCTTAATCCGCTCCAAGGCGTTCTCGTCGTACCTCGCGGGCCAGAGCGCCTCTCCCGGTTTTCTCCCTAGTACGTCATGCTCCTCAGCTATCGCCGGGCAGTTAATCACTTCCCATTTCTCGCCTCCGCTGTCCATCTCCTGAATCAGCCGCCCAATCAGGTCGTCCTCGTGCCAGCGGGTATGTAGGACAATAGCGATCCCGCCCGGCTCGATTCGGCTGTACAGCTGTCGAGAGCCACCAATCCCAGAGCTTGGAGCGGATCGTATCGGAGTAAGCCTCCTCCGCGTTCTTAATCGGGTCGTCCACTACCAACACATCACGCCGGAGCCCAGTAAGCGGCCCACCCGCTCCCGCCGTCTGCATCCCACCCATTGCCGCAAGAATCCCCCAGCGGTTCGCCGCGAGACGCCGGGTCTACTTGCACACCCGAATCAGATGCCCCCACTCCTCAAGGATGCCACGCGCACTTCGTCCCCAGCCTGCCGCAAAATCAGCCTCGTAACTCGCGAGCATTACCCCTTTCCCCGGATACATCCCCACAAACCACGCTGGGAAATACTGCGAGATAAACAGGGATTTACCATGCCTCGGCGGGATCGTCACAATCAGCCGCTTAGATCCCGTCCTGATATCGCGTCCGTTATCTTTCGGTCGATATACGCCAAGTGCTTTTGAGGCTTCCACTTGCCACCGCTCGCATAGGACGCGAACAGCATTGGACTAGCTATCTGAGGAACCACTCTCTAACGCCTTCTGTCTCAGATACTCAAGATATTCCGGCTCGCTCTGAATCACTTCCCGCGCCGCACTCGTACCAGTATGAGCGTGGAGGTGAATCTCCGGACCCTTCTCAGCATCCAGCTCCATCGCTTCGCGCTTGGCGTTCAAGCTATCCGCTTGGATTGCCACCTTCGAGGCGCTGCAGTACATCGCGGCTATCGGATGAGCTGTCAAGGATGTTCTCAACCCGCTCCATTACCTTTCTGCGAATGTCTTCGCTCAACCGGCCAGCCGTTGTTGATTGCTCGCCTCACAAGCCGCATGTCCTGCGACTCAGTACCACGCCGACTGAATAGAACCAGTCTCATGCTTCTTTTCTTCCCCGTTCACTTACCACCCGTACCCTTACCGCATTTTCCGCCACAGGTACATTTACCTTTCTTGCACATTAAACCAGCTCCTCTTCCTCTATCCGCTCCAGCCCCATTGCCGCAATCACGCCGAGGCAGTCATCGCCCACGATGCCGAGAATGATGTCCCGCTGTGCTGTTGGCGGTTCGGGCTGCTGTTCTGTTGGCCCTGCCCAGATGTTTACGGCCATTTGTGCTTGTGTGGCTAACTCGAAGCTCCAGTTGTCTGGTGCGAAGTCCCGCTTCGTTAGCTGGCTCCCTGCATAGGCGAAAAAGAGGTCCGTCACCACGGTCGAGATGACGCTGTAGCGGTTGCCGTTTGCATCTTCGTGCGTGAGGTTGGCGAACGAGTGGAAGTCTCCAGCCATTTCGCCAACACTCACGGCCAGATGTCCGCCAGCCTCGCATAGCGACCTCAGGGCAGGCCACGGTTATTCGATACTTGTAGGCGGTTTCGCTCATAGGTTAAAAGCTGATGCCAGCCCTCCGAGCAAGCAGGTTCCGCTCAAAGTCACGTATCACGCTGTCGCTGGTCGTCGCTCCGCGAATAATGGTGGCGAACTCGTAGCCGTTGTAGGGGAGCGATGCGTTTCCGCGACGGCCAAAGTACAAAGCAGCGTTGCCGTAGTTTCCGCTGCCTTGGTCGCCGGTGTCGGAATCGGCCTGAACGCCATTGACTCGCAGCGTTGTCGTGTCGCCTGAAATGTTGCCTTAACCAGTAAGGACTGAAGTAAGCGGTGCCGTCTGGCTACTGGCAACTGCATCGGTCAGTGTTGTTCCCTTGGACCTCAAAGGCGTAAGTGGCCGACGCGGCATTCGGAGCCGTTAAATGAAACGCTCCGTTGTTGCTTGCTGCGGTTGCGGTCAGTTCGACAATCGTTCCTCTCGCCGCATCACTCAGCTTCCGCACCGCACTCATCACGGTCATCTTGTCGGTCGAACTCATGTCAATGCTGGAAGTGACAAAACTGTCGTCGCTTCCGTCGTTGAAATCCCCCAGCCAGTCCCGCTTGCCTGTTTCGGTCACGTCGGCGTTGACGGTAGAACTCGCTGGTAGGCTGAACGTGATGAACCAACCTCAAGCTGTATTTGCTTGAAGGTAATATCTGTTGCCGCCCCAGATGAGTTAATCCCAGAGCCGAATCGTACTGTGATATTCCCAGCAGTTGCAGCAACCGCAACAACGATTTCAATTTTCGTGTTGAGTTTCGCAGTTGGGGCTTGAAATGTTGTCAACGCCACGCCGTCTTGAAATTTTGTCGAACCGTTGAACCGGCAGGTACTCGAGGGTCAAAAATCTGGTGGATTGAACCCGTAGCGTGAATGTCACAAATACAAGAAACGCAATAGGTCGTGTTAGCAGCGGCGGAAACTGCTTGGTTGCAATTTGTTTGCACGCCAGCAGCAGCAGTTAGCCGCAAACCACCACTTTGGACCGTCAGCGTCCCACCCCCACCCAGAGCGAGTCCAGTTTGTCGGGGGTGTTCCCGGAGAACCCGATACTGCACCCAAAGTAGCATCGCTATACGTGAGCAGATTCCTCCTCCCGCCCTCTGGGATTCTTGCCAACACTGGCCGACTTCCGCTGGTGCTTTGGTAACGATGCGTGCCGGGAACAAGCCTTGCCGTCACTGCGTCAACCGTCCCTGCAAACGACGAGTCACCCGCAAACGTCAGCGTCTGGGTGCTGCTTCCGGCCAGCAGGAAAAACGTATATGTACCGCTGGCTGATACGGCAAACGATGTTCCGCTGGTTCCAAGGCTGATGGTCAGTGTGCCTGCCGTGCGTGTGACCGTCGCCGTGCAGCGATACCACAGGCCAGCCGTGCTGCTGATAGTCTGCGTGAGATTGTTGGCCGCCCCGCCTGTCTTAGTTGCAACGCCGCTGCCGATGGTCCAGTTTGCGCCTTTGGTCCAGTTCGCATCAGCATCAAACGTGCCGTTGGTCACTAGGTCGCTACCCAGTGCGTCAAGCCCGCCGCGTGACGTATCAAGCTGGAGTCCAATCGGGTCGCCGGGTGCTGTGACAGGGGTCTGGCCGTTCACGTCTTGGTATAGCGAATGATTCGGAAACGCTGCGAGAAAGTCCGATGAGAAATCGGTGATGCGCTGGTATTCGGTGGGGGTTGAGCCTTGCTCAACTTGAACTCTTGAAACAGTGACGTTGTATCCAGTTGCATCGCTACCGCCAACCACAACGGCACTTCTCGCATCAATCCCAAGCTGGACCGCTTGATTGGCAAAGGGCCTGTATCCTGTGAAAGTCAATCGGACTGTTACGCCTGCTGTCAGGTTAGCTAGTTGCGAGACGTTTACTGTACCTGCCAGCCTAAAAGGAACATTTGAAATGGTCTGGTCGCACGTAACGTCAAACGAAACCACATGGTCTGTTGTTGTGCTTGAACCGGTTAAATCCTGAGCTAGGTAAGCATAGCCTTCCGAGGTTGATACAGAAAAAACACCTCCAGTTGAACTTCCGTTTGCGGTGTTCGTTCCATACCAAGCCGCATTAGACAGAGATTCGCTATGGCGAACAATGTTCCGCCGCCAACTCCGCTTGGTCTCACTCCCGCCGTACTGGTCAGCAGCGTCAAACACAACGCCGGGTTCGTTGGCGGAGAAAGACGGCGGGGATTGGGGTCGGAACTCGCACCCATCAGCAACAGCATTGACATTGACTAACTCACTGGGCGGAGGTGGAGAACAATCGTGCGATCAGCACCCTCAGAAGAGCCAGAGAACCAGCCGGATAAATGGGAATGTACTGAACACCCGTGGATCAACAGGCACGAAAGAACTGGCTGATACCGTCACGCTGTAATTAGACGCGCCGCCAACCTCCTTAACCGTCACATACGTTCCACCAGATGATCGCGATCCGGTGAATGTCATTGTGGTTCCAGTCATCGCCGCTGGAAACTCGATACCCATTAACTGAGTCGATTCCGTTCCGACAATGTTTGTCGATATCGCCCCGCTCGTGGTTCCTGATGAGGCAATCGTGGCCTCCCTGTATTCGACGCGCGCATGAATTGCCCCTCAATAGAGTTAATATCCTATCGGGGCGTATTGTGCGAATTTACGGGCTTTTCTGTCAAATTAAACGGACTCGCTTTTGTCTTTGCGTCCAGATAGCCGCAAACGGGATAATAAAGACTCCACCCCGGAGCCCCACCGAATGCTCGACTACGATGACGATGATGACGAAGACTACTGGATCAATATCCTATGGGCCTACGCCCGCACTACTCGCAGTAGATCGGGAACACGCCACCGATCCGGCAGCGGCTCGCGTCATACACCGCGCCCGCCTGCTGTGGTGGCTCAAAGCCGAACCCATGCTCAGCGGCGTACTCGTCCCAGCCTTTGATTGACCCGTTACAAAGGCATCTCGGAGTCGGCAAACCGTACTGATGCCAGTGACCCATTAGATTAAACGCCGCACTCTGAGTCTGATCCTGCCGGTGAATCCACTTCGTCAGCGGTATCGTCAACCCGCCAATCCCTCCCTGATACTTCACTTGATGCCCGTGGAAGGTCCGAATATCAAACCCCGGCGCCATCGGGAACCATCTCTACGCCACCTCGGGCTATCGTGAACTCAAACCGCTTATCCGCAAACTGCCTCGCTAGTTCCGCGTAGATGATGCTCTCAAAACTTTTCTCAGCCCCATTCTTAAACTGCATCTTCTTTGTCGTGCGCCCGTGGTTCCCAACGATGCAAACCACCCGAATCTGTTGGAGATACTTCTCCGCCCGAATCGCCTCAAGCCCCGTTGCCAAAAGCTCCCTAGCAAATACACACGCCTCCGCCGGACCAAGCAAGTTTGTCTCGCAGAGTTCCTGATGAATATCCCCGGTAATGAAATCACCACCGAGAACCAGCAGACAACTCCTAACATGACTGCTCAGGCGAACGTGCCGCAGCATCTTGACCGTACTCTCCGCACAGCGCTTAGCCCGAGCCTCGGCTATCTTGAGATTGAACTCGTTTTTTCCCAGTGTCTTGCGCTTGTCTACCAGTTCCTCAACGTGCCAATCAAACCAGATAAAGATCGGGACCGCTTCATTCGCCTTGCTCTTGGGAACAATTACCCGCTCGGCTTTCTTGCGGGTGTCCTCCATCAGGCAGATCAGGTCTATCGTCTCTTCGAGCGTTTGAATCTGCCGGTCCTTCGCCTCATTGCTCTTGCGCAGATCCGCTATCAGACTCTTAGCCGCCCTGAGCTGACCCTCCATCCGGGAATCAGTCCCAAGTTTTCGAGCTTCCTCAATTTTACTGCTGGCGAGATCAGACAAGTTTGCCATTCTGAAGCGCTCTCAAGGTGTCGCGGACAGCAGGGACTTTACGCTCAATCTTGAACTTCTCAATAACCGCTTTGGCAAACGGAGCCAGTTAACCGTTTCCCCACCTTTTCAGTTCCGAGAGAATCTCTTGCTGCTGAGACTTCGGCAACATTTCAAACCAGCACTTGTCCCCAGTACGTCTAACCTTCGACTTGGCTAAGTCAGTCAGTCTCATACAACCCCCACAATCATCTCGGTACGCGATAGATGCTCGGTACTGTTGAGAACGTGCTGATAGTTCCTGCCAGCCGCTACGTTCCAAGGCTGAGGGAATAGAATCGCACTCCCTCCACGAGCCCAGAACTTGGCTACATTGTCCCTCCGAGTCATCAATCAGAATCCGATGCTTGCCCGCCATCAAATGCTTCTTGCGACCGACCATCACATTCTCAGGCCGAATCCCAAAGTAACTTTCCAGCCAGTCCAGTTTCGCCCCAATGCAAACCTCCGTATTCAGGTGCATCGGCGCCGTGCAAACCGTTACCTCGCCCAGTTCGCGCAGGCCAGCGAGCAACTCACCAGCCCACTTGTACGGCCTGAGACCAAGCCAAAACTCCCGCGTGGCAAGCGGAGCCCAGAACTCCTCCGGCTCCAGCCGCCACTGAACCCAGAAGTCCCACGAGTAAATCTCCGGGCTCTTGCCGTGTACCTCAGACGCCCCGCCTACGAAGTCCGCTAGAACCCCGTCGCAGTCCAAAAGAATCTCCACTCTCGCCTCCGTGGTCAGAAACTACTTTTGAGCGAGGCTACCTCAGCCTCAAGCTCTTCAATCCGTTTAGCCAACTTCACGTTCTCGCGCTTCAGATTGGCTATCTCCGCAGCCGCCAAAGCCCGGTGATTCTCACAGTCGATATATTCCTGATTCAGTTTCTTGATGGCGCAGGTGAGCTGCTCGCGGGTATCAGAACACTCCTTCTCCAGCGAATCGACCCGCGCTAACGCCCCCTTCAGCTGCTCGCTCATTGTCTGGTACAGCTTGCTCCACTCGCTATTAACCGACGCCCCGCCCTTGAGAACTGCCTCGTAGTCATCCTTGGTATCTGGCCGAATCGTCACTCCAGAGAACAACTTGCCAAACAAACCACTGAACCAGATCCAAAACTCATTCATCGGGGGATCGCTTTCTCAGCGCTCCTAGCAGCGCCGTTCCAAGTACCAAGGGCCACAGCAGCAGTACAACCATCCCCCCAAATGCCACCGCTAAATTCTCACGCTCTTTCAGTTTCGCCTCTTCCGGGATTCTGAGCAAATAGAACGTAAGCCGCCGTCATCACAATCAATCCGCTCAAGATATACCAGCCAAACAGCCACATTAAATCACCTTTGGGATCGGGATTTGATGGATCAGCTTTGCCAGCTTGACATACACAAACCCGATAATCAGCGATCCACCCACCAGCAGAACAGCACAACCTCCAACCACATACACGGCGAACCAGAAGAACCGCTCGCCAAGACTCCCCCGAATCTCGACAAGCTCCGCCTGCGCCTTGGCTAACTTCTCCTTCGCCTCAGTCAGTTCCGCACGAGCCCGGATCACCTCAGCCCTCACCTCCGCCAGCCCGGAAAGCAAACCGCCCCGCGCCTCCGCTGCCTCGGCTCTCGACTCGCGAATCTCACTGAGTAGCCCCGTCACCGCAGGTAACAACCCGCCGAGCGGCTTAATCCCTTCGAGAATCGCATCCCTGCCCCCTAGAATCGCAGATAAAATCCCTTCCCGCTCTCGGGCTGACTTCTCGCCCAGTTCAATCACCGAGTCTCTCAGCGGTGTTAAGTCGAACCTATCCAAGATTCCGCGTAGCTCCTCGCGCTCACGCCGGGACTGAGCCAGTTCTTTCCTGATCACCTCCAGCGCGGGTAATAGACTTCCCGCTTCGTCGATCCTTTGCTCGATGGCCTTTAGCCGCTCGATGATCCGCAAGTCCTCAGCCTGTACCGCCTGAGTCTGATTCAGCGGCGTAAAATCCTGCTGAAGCGCCAAGCACAACAACCAAACCCACATCACACCACCTCCGTCTCATACTCAGCCCCGCAGTTCCAGCATTTAACCTCAAACGGGAACGGCGCAAAGCATCGTCTCCTGTTCAAGTCCACTCTCGCGCTTCACCTCTTCGAGTGCCTGCGCATCACCCTCTGGGATGAAACCGCGCTCGAAGTTCTCCTCTCCGCACTCGTCACAGTCCCACATCCACGCGATATTCAGCTGAATCGTCTTCACTTGCGCCCCGCCTCAAATGCCTGAGATAGCCAGTCCTTGATCAGAAAAAAATCATCCCGATGGACCGCGCTGAAATCGTCCTCAATCAGACTTTGAAACCGCTCAAACCAGTCCACAAACTCATCGCGCCTGCGGGATATCAACAAACCCAGACCAATCAGCCGCTACCGTATAGCTTGGCCGGAGGTGATCCGATGGCTGAACCCACTCCCGATTCACCATCACTCCCCCCTCAAGAACTTGTCCAGATCGTCGCCTTTGAAGTCGTGCCGGGATTTCCACTTACCATCCTCCCGTGTGTATTCGACCAGCAAGGGAATCTGCCCCGATGGATTGATTTTCTTCGCCAGCTCCGGCAACTCGTCTACGTCGAGAATGATCACGTTCTGATTCTTCGCTAGTGCCGCAGTCTTGAGTTCCGCCTTCATCCTCTGGCAAGGCTCACACCACTGAGCAGAGACCAACACATAATGCCGACCATCCTCCGGACCATCCTTCCACCACTGAGCGTAGGGGATGAACGAACCGAGATTGAGCGTGATGAAGACAAAACTAAAGAGACGTTTCTTGTTCACCATTACCACGGCCTGTGATCGAGTTTGTCCACTTGTTTCGGGTAGCCCTTGAACCCCGAAAGCGCCGTAGCTATCGTTCTGCCTCAGCATCGCGTCGGCTACATCGGCATCAACCCAGAAACTCCCCACCGGCTGCTCGTGCCGCGTTCCGCCACGGAGATAATCACCCCACGAGTTCTGACAGAGAAGACCCCGCGCTTTGAGAAGTCATCAACCCCCGTAAACGCCATACAGTGAGCCCAAGAGCCCTTCGCCTACAGAACCCCTCCGAGTCCCGCTCCATCGTGAACCCGACATTGGAACACACCGCGACCGGATACCCGTTGGCGATTGAATCCCGCGCCTCCTCATAACTCGTGACCAACGCCGTAGTCTCTACAGGATGCTCGTCAGCGACCTTCTCCAAGTCGAAAGGCAGTCCCTTGAATCCCCAGTCCTTAGCCCGCTCACCGGAATACTTCGAGAGATTCACCCCGATGCCGTAATCCTTGCGGATCAGAGTCCCGTTCTCCTTGACCGCTGCCTGAGCCCAAGAACCAACCGAGCCATCAGAATTGCGGAGCCGCCCCTGACCTTGAATCACCCGGCTCGTGCCGTAAATCCACTCCGTCGCACAGTCCGCAAGGTACTGCTCCGCCTCACCCCGAAGGACAATCTCCACCGCCGAAAGTACGTCAACACAGTGACCGAAACCCCAGCTAACGCAATCTCCGATAGCCTGCTCTCTGGACTCATCGGCCTGCCGAGAACGGTTTGGAGCGCCTTATAAAGTAAAACCACTTTACCTTGTCCAGAATCAGCAAGGGCAGGGGCCGCGCTGCTGAACAGCCGCGCAAAACTCACCAGCTCATCATGCCGCTTCGCTACCTCGTAACTTCGCTTCCTCGGGCGGAATCCACCCCTCCATCCGGTCGAAACTCATTACTTCACCTCCCCAAGTCCCTTGGATATCTGCCGGTAAGCCTCAATCAATTTCTGCCGCTCGCCAATCGGTTCAAGCTCCCGAGCTATCACTGTTGCCCACGAACCCCACGCCGCTCGCGCCTCTTCAGTTAGTGCCTGCGCGGTTACTCTCTCTAAGCTGAATTGTCATCTGCTCGGCTGTCATGCTCGGTAACGCCGCAGCCTGTGAAGCCACAGAAGAATAAGACTTCGCAAGCTCCTGAGCCTCAGATTCACGGCTCACGCTGAACACCTTCAGCGCACTCTCATAGGCTGTTTTCGCTAGTCCACTCAGCCCGTTATCCGGAATATCAGGCTCGGGAACCGGCTCACCACCAATCACCACCTTGCCCGAGAACTTCTCGACCGCTCCAGCTTTCCAGCCATACACCCGCACGAGATACTCTCCCGGCGCCGCTACAGGAATCCGAATTGTCGCCCTGAGTCCGTCTTCAGCTCACGGTAAGAAACGCCCTGATCGAGCGTTCTCCAAACCTCTACATCAATCTCCAGCCCCTCGGCACTCTCCACCGAAATAACCGCAAGCTGATGCTCGCCAACCTGTCTTGGGATCTCTACCTTCAGCTGACCACAGCAAACCGCCGGAATCAGCACCAAAAGCAAACCCGTTATCCTATTTCTCGCGTTCAAGTTTTCGCCTCCAGTAATCCGTAAAATATGCCGCCTCCAGCCAACCCGCCAGCCACGCTTGACGCTGCCCGCTCTTGTACGTTCTCGGCTTGCTTGGCTCGTGCCTGTATGGACAATCACTCTGATCCCGACCCGCCAGATAAGCCAACCGACCCGCCTTCGAAATCATCAGGCCAGTTCTCCACCGGCCCGCTCAGTCTCAGCGCCTTTCTAATCGCCTCCAGCGACCCACACCGCACAGGCCACGTTACCCGGCACTCTCCTCCGTGTACGTTCTTCGTCTGCTTACTCCCACTCCACGCCATGCCGCCAGAAATCACACCCACCAGCTCGCCAGACTCACTCAGCACCGCCCCACCGGAATCACCCGGTATCACGTAAGCATCAACGCCCAGCACACTCTCCGAACTAACGCCCACCACGCCCCGGAAGTGCCGCAGTTCTCCCCCACCACCAAAACCGCACACCTCCACCACAGAACCATCTTCGGGACTCGTCTCAGCCAGCTGCAAGCCCAAACCAGCAGGAACCTCTACGCTCAAAATCCCCACATCCGTTTCCGTGTTCACCCCGGTACACCGTTGCGCTGCGAACCTCTCCACCTGAAAACTCCACCTTAAAACTCAAACCCCTATCAAGTACGTGCTCGCCGCTGTGACCACCTTTCCACCAATCACAACACCCGACCCCGAAGCCTGCATCCCCATACCGAGATCCCGCCCGTGACCCTGACCATCGACTTGTGAGGCGCCGAATTGTCCGTCCACTCCCACCACTGAGTATCTTTGCCGACCTGAGCTATCGCCTCGACTGAAGAAGTACAATCACACCACATACGAGGGCGAAGGAGATACAAGGATCACCTACCTTTCTTGGGCTAGACCGGCCTCCGGTCGCCCTAAAGGTATCCAACCCTACTTTTTCGTCAAATCGAAGCGCGTAGCCGTGCGCCGCTGAGACGCCTCTGTGATCACCGCTGACACTCTTGGGCCAATCTGGGGAAGGATCCCTCAGCTCCTTACCGAAATGCCCGATTAACTGCGGCAACGCTACAGATCCCTGCGCGTAGAAAGCGTTCTGCGATATCGTCCGGTATCCCTACCAACTCCAGTGGAGGGCTTCTTCTGGATCGTCATAAGCGGCTAGTTCTGCAAAGTACCAATCTTACCATCGCATAGCAGCGGTCTTGGTTTCTTTGGTTTAAGGCTATCCCTAGTTTAACTAGGAACTGGTTCTCTGATCTGGGGCTCGATGATTTCTGAGTTTCGTTTCATGGTTCCATTCTCCTTAACGCTACTTCAATCCGTTTCTTGTACGCTTCGATCAGGCCAGTTAGCTCCTCTGCCGTGTATGTGCGGTTCTCGTTTCTCTGCCGCCTCAGCGCGTCAATCACCTCACGCCCTGCCTCGATTCCATGAAGATGAAGTATTCCTCTTTCCGCCCGTTAAGCATGACATTGCAGCCCATGCACTGCGGATAGATTCCCCGTTCATCAAATAGAATCGAGTTGTAGCGCCCGTCGATGAAATGCCCCGCCTGAATCCCGCGATTCCAAGGGAGCCGGACTCCGCAAGTGATGCACGTTACCAGCCCATCCAGTTCTCGCGATTCGAGCCGGATGGTTTTGCTGGGTAGCTCCCAAGCCTTTTTCTTGAGCTGCTTCGACCCCTTTGGACTTCTTGACCACCTTCCGAGTGGTTGGTTTCTTCGCGCGAATCCTCCGCGACTCAGCGGGGTTTGCGCTTCAGTGGCTTGCGGCGCATCGGCATGATTAAGCGCTCTCCCCGGTTGTAAATTCCTCTACTGCCATCGCCATCAGGCCAACTTGCGCGAGAATACCCATGATTGAGATAGCCGCTCGCGGATCGCCGGAGAAGTGGCTGATAATCCCGCGTAGCTGTTCGCCCTCTGTATCCTCTGGGAAGTGGGTTACGATCATTTCTCGGGCTAGTGTCGATTTCTGGTCGTACTCAGCCTGCGCTATTGCTCGCTGCCTATCCCAGAACTTTGATAAATCCGCCATGACTTCAGCCTCCTATTTGTGATTTACCCGATTGAACTTCAATCTGACGAAACAATTCACTACGCATCCGCCTCCGTGTTAATTGCCGACGACACCATTTCCGTTAATTTCACTACACCGCGAAAATGCGGTTCCCAGTAAAAGCCCGCCTATAACACCGGCGGCTTCCAGTTGCTTGTTAAAGGTTTTGTGCCTCTGGCTCGTCGTCTACTAATTTCTTGGCCGAATCAATCCATGCCTTGTTTACCACCTTCGACCATTCTTCTTTTCTCGCTGCAAAGATGCTCGACCGGCTGCGTATGCAGCCTGCCAGACCTTCCACGCTTCAAATGTCGCTGTGAAGGCGTAATCGCTCAAACTTCCGTCTTTCCAGTTTACGCGAGCCAGCGACATGCACCTTTTTTCAGCCCACCTCCTCAAACTCGGCTTCTCCATTTTTTCGTCGCTCATTTATTTTTCTTCCTGTGCCTTCTCGCCAGTCGGCATACTGATTGAGCCAGTCGGCCAGTTGGCGGGCTTTGGGTAGCACTTCCGACCAGCATCGATACGTCTTGATTTGTCGCTCGCATTACATCGTTGAATGAGTTGCATTTAATCAGCGTGTGTCTGATTTTGATTGGTTCCGGCTTGCTGTGGATGCGTCGGCGGACGGCAGGATAGGCTTTTGCTGTGTATGGAACACTCATGGGAACTTGCATCCACCGCTTCTCAAATCTATGCCAAGGCTCGTCACCGTCCTTGACTACCTCGTGTAGTCCCAGCAACCGCCATCCCTTGCCCGGTTCTGATCTGCTCGCTCATTCGCCTGCCTCCGGTTTTCGTTTCGCCGCCTTGCCAATCAACTCCTGCACAAAATTCCGTTGGTTATGCGGCTGGTAGCCTTCCAGTAATCCCTTGTCTGCACCTTGAACGAACTCAAGCCGTTGAATCGCCACGCGGAACACCTCGGACATTTGCAGCGTGATAGACTTGCCTCCAACTGCAATGCCGCCACTTCCGCCAGTTGTTGCGTCTGACACGAACCGCAACGATGAAATCAAATCGCCAACGTCTTTTGTTCGCCGCTTGGCTTGGTCCTGAATCATCTTGATTAAACGCTGCTGGTCTTTTTCGGCCTCAATCAAGGCCCGCACCCACTCAACGATGCTTGCTCCTTCGCGAGTGACCGTAGGCTTCTGAAATCAGGTCCATTACCTCGAACGCTTCGGCAGCGTGCTTGCGGACCTCCAGCATTTGGTCGCCATTGCAAGTCAGGCACTTCTCAGGTTGTCTTTTCGATTTGCTCACTCCACCACCTCCACACCAAATGGGGTTCCGTCGTCAAACGTGATTTCGATATAAGCCTGCTCCCAAGTGAACTTAATGTCCTCGGAAGTAAACGCGGTTCTAGTGACATTCTGGCACCCGTGATTCGCAATCAATAATCTTGCACCACCTATCCCGATGCGGCTTGAACTCATCGGCATTAGCAAACGGCCTGTAGGTTCTTTCGGCCGCTCGACTTTGCGAACGATGGGGTAAACCGTGTTGTAAAAAACGCCTTCGTCGTATTTGTCGATATGCCCAACTCGACCGTGTATAAACAACTCCCCATCTTTCGGGATTCCAACACGAACCAACTCATAACCTTCTGGAATCCCGTCAACTTTCATCGCTTCCACCCTTTCAATCTGATTGACTGCTTTTCTTGGTTCGTCGTTGTTCATTGGTTTCATTGACGCCTCAAGTACCCCGCGTTTCCATGCGGGCCACGCTTCCACTTCCTTGCTCGCTTCGTCGATAAACTTGCGTAACGCCACAAAATCCATCACTCATCCTTACTTTCCGTCTGCCTTGTTAATTGCCAAAACTGCCCTGTGTGCAGATTTTCCATTTCCTCGAATTGCTTGTGACTTCCGAATCCGTACTCGTTCCATGCCTTAGCCATCGCCATGCACGCCTCATACAGCTCTGGTGCTGCGGCAATCAGGTTTCCATTTGATTCGGCGTTTGTGGTTCGCATGTGCGACAGTTGAAATCGCAAACTCTCCGCCATCTTCGTAACGTACGACCTCTTTTGTTTCAGGCTTGATATACCCACGGTCCCGGTGTAAACTCCGCCATCGCCTGCCTCCGTTAAAACCCCGAATTCCCACTTCTTTTCGATGTTCACGAAATCAATTTCGGGAACCTTTTCCCGACGTTTTCCCCGACATTCCAGCGTTATACAGACGGGAATCTGCATAATGCTTGTTATGCCTACAAATGTCCTTTACCTTTGCATGCATCGCACGGCATCCAAACCTGCGTACCTCCGCTACCTCTAACTGTACTGGACGCAAACCGTTCCAGTTCCCTTGCAGTTCGAGCATCCAGTATTGTTTGTTGCGCGGTAGATGATTGTCGTCAGCAGGGTTCTTGCCATGTTTGTCTAATCTGTTCCACGCTTGGCATAACAACGGATTCCACCGAAGCCTCATTCATCTCGCTCATTCTCGTTACCTATTTCCTTTCGGCTCGGCTGAATCCGAGCGTTATCCGGGATGAGCCCACTAAACGTCTTTGCCATGAAGCTCATGTTCGCCGCGTTGACCAAATGCAAGCGGGTATATCGGAATCCACCATCGCCATCATCTTCGATTGTGCCCATAACGTTGCCCACCCAATAAACTTCTAGTTTGCCCTCTAACCCGATGTCACTATACCCAGTACCTCCGGACCACTGATTCAGAAACGAAAGCAACTCACCGACCGCTTTGCACTCTTCTGCACTATGCTGGTATCGCACGTTGGCTATCGCGTCCGTGAATCGTTCCTCCCATCCATCCTGTAGTCTCTTGACACAATCCAAGCACCAACCAGAATCCGAATGGGTCGCAATTCATCAAATGCGGAATCGTCATAAAATCCCTCGATAACAAACCGTTGCACCAAGCCGCCGTAGGTGCGTCGTTTACATGGGAACCGTTCACCGGCGGCTAGGTGAACGGTAGCGTTGTCTTAAAAACTGCCGTCTCTCCGGCTGTCACGCACACCCTAGTCGGGCCGACGCTGCTAGTACGTTTCACTCGTTCTTCTATCCTCGAACAGGACGCCAGTACGTTAATCGCATCGTCATGCGACCCTCTGACGACGGGCGACGATTTTTCAGACGCCAATGAATCGGGCAGGAATTGCACCTGCTTACAGGTTGAGCTATCGGTTATTGGCAGACCTTGATGCATTACAACCGTGCTATCGCGTGTCACTGTCCACGCCGCCGAACCAAAATACCGTCTCTCCGGCTGTCAAGCACTTTCGCTTCGTCAGCACGCTTTCCACTTCGGCGGTGCTTGCTCAATAGCTGGTGCCGGATTCGAACCGGCTATTGGCTTCCGCACCGTCAGGAGAGCCATATCCCTGATGCGGATATTGCGTGTTCCCACCACGCCGACCAGCAAAAATCGCTCCGGCTGGACTCGCCGCCAGCAGCTTTCCCCTTGTCGGGTTGCGTCTACTTTCCGCCACGGAGCAGCTTCGGATTCACCGACCGAAGCAATCAAGGCCGCTCCTATCCCTAACGGCCCTGCGGTTGTTCAACTACCGAAACATTCGGCCAGCGCGATGCAATCCATGCCGCGAGCGATTGACCGCCTGACTTGCGCAGCCCACCCCTCGACCTACGCAAACATTCCCGACACAGGCGATCTCGGTAATCGCGCCGAGACAAGCAAACGCCGACTGCGCTGGGCTTCCCATCCACCAGCGCCGCGGCGTCTGCCTCCGTAGCGGTTCCACTTGATCGGTAAATAACCTCCGCCCCACGGAACCCGCGATCATGCTGAAACACCCGGCTCCGGTTCAGCTCGACCGCGTACTCCTGCGCACTCTGTGCCAATGAAACCTGACAAAACCCAACCACCAAAAGAAACGCAAAGAAACGCATAAAAACCTCCGTGAAAAAAACTAAACCCGTTTACCACCGTGACGGTAGCCGCTGCTTGTTCTTGTTCAGCTTGCGGATTACCTCACTATCCAAATCAATTCCTAGGCCACTCGCCAAATCCAGTACCCGGATCAGCGTATCTGCCAGCTCCTCAGCAAAGTTTGCCCGCGTCATCCTTGCGATAGGCTTCCAGCCGCCTCCGAGACTTCTGAGGTAATCAGCGCGAGCTTGGCCGGAATCTTGTACTCAGTCCCCGCCCAGTCTCCCGGCTTGGTTACGTCCCACCCGTTATCTTCATTGATAACCAGAATCTCAGCGCCTAACTTGTTGAGCATTGCTAGACTCCAAAAACTCCTTCCCTGTGTCTGCAAGTGACTCCATAGCTTCCGCAATACGGACAAGGCCAGCAGCAACGCTAAGAATTGATTGGATTAGGCTTATTTTCCCATCCTCCCCGCCGTTGATGAGTCCGTCCTGTATCACGTCTGCCAAGTTAAGCTCGTCGGTCCCTAATCGAAAGCAGTCGCTTAGGTTGTTAGAAAGGTCATACAAAGCATCTTCCACTACTCACTCCTTAATCACAGCACCTTAAATAACTCAATCGGAATATCCACCACTGGCTCAACGTCCTGCCAATCGCCGCGATCCACGCCGCCTGCCCATCCTGAACGCCCGATATCCTATCGGCCTTCCAGTACCCGATCCCGTCGTCCCACTCAACCACCACGAGAAACGGCAAACCCGTCTCCCGCGCTAACTCCAGTCCGTGAGTTACTTTCGAGAACTCAGCATCAGCGTCGGGTACTTGTCCCGCGAGTTGTGGCGCCTCTTGCACTCGCACCAACACGCAACCTCTGAGCATCGCAGTAGAGCCCAGTCAATCCGGTACTGCATCGGCAACTTCGCATACGAAACACCCCATCTCTCCGCTGCCGTGCGAATCGTCGCTTCCTCTGCTGCGCAAGTTCTTCCGTTCTCGTAGATGGGTCGCAAATTCATGCCTCCGTTGCAGTTCTCAAAATATACGCGATTGTGTCTAGACACGCAATAGACTAGCGCTTAGAATCCCGAACACAGGAGGCGAAAATATGGAAAATCAACTGACCGCGCCGGAGCGGACTGACTTACGGAAACTCTGCAAAATCGTTGAGGACGGACTCGGCAAGTTCATCGAGGTCGGCTCGGCTCTGCTGGAGATTAACGAGCGGAAACTGTACCGGGAAACGCACAAGACCTTCGAGGCGTTCGCTTCGGAGAAGTTCGGGATCAGTAAGTCTCACGCATACCGGATGATTGAAGCCGCTGAGATTAGAGCCGACTTGTCTCCAATTTGGGGACAGTCTCCAATCGCTGCCGCTATCAACACTGAGGGGCAACTGAGGGAACTCGGGCGAGTTGGCTCGGAAGCACTACCGGATATCGTGGAGAAAATCGCGGAGAAGTGCGAAGCCGAAGGGTGCAAGCCAACCGCAAAGGTAATCAAAAGCGTGGTCGATGAAACGCTCGGGAAAACCAAGCCTGAGCCGAAGCCGGTTAAGCCTGAACCTGAGCAGGATTCCGTAGTCCGCGAGGAAAGGCATCTCCGCCTTGCTCGTCAGCACCTTAACGGCCTGCGGCTGGCTCTCTCAAATCTCGGAGCTGGCCGAAAGTTCGATGAATACTGGTCCACGGTGGAAGATTGGCTCGACGGATAGGATATTGAGTTTATGCGATGCAAAGGATGCGGCAAAGAGTGGAAAGACGACGCGGAGAGAATGGTTTTTCTCAATCGGTTCGTCCGGTCTAGGCGCAAAGAGCCTGTTTTGATTATTCCTGCATCCCCTGCGGGAAGGTTAAAGGCACTCAAGGAAAGAGCGTATCAGGCAACTCGGTTCAGCTCTGGAGATGAGCCTGAATGGACCCCGCGTAAGGAGCTAATCTGATGGAACTGTGGCCCCACCAAATCCGAGCGATTGAGCAGTCTCGCGCCGCGTACCGGGCCGGGCAGTCCGCTTGGGCTATCGTCGCGCCGTGCGGAGCTGGAAAGACGGAAATCATGCACAGGCTGGCTATTCCTGCGGCTCAGGCTGGGAAACGAGTTTGTATCTACACTCACCGGATCCTGCTTACCAGACAGATTATCGACGGGCTCCAGTCTACGGGAGTTCCCTTTGGGGTAATCGCTTCGGGATTTTCCGAGAAGGCTAACCCAGAAGCCCTGATTCAGATTTGCTCGCTCGATACGGTCTACGCACGGATGAACCGCGTATCCTTCGATTTCCCACTAGCCGACCTTGTGATCGTGGACGAAGCCCACCAGCAGACCGGCGAAAAGGCTCGGGCAGTGTTCGATAGACACAAACAGCAAGCGCGCCTGCGCATCGGATTCACCGCTACTCCCGTCGATATTGGCGGAATGTACGAGAGCCTCGTAGACGCGGGCCGGTATTCAGAGATGCTCGACTGTCGAGCCCATCTCCCAATGATTTGCTACGGACCTGACCGTCCTGACCTTGAGAAAATTCGGCCTATGCCCGGAGGGGATTTCTCCTATGCCGATGACCGCAGGATCAACTCCGTTCCAACGATTGTGGGCAGAGTGTACGAGTGGTGGAAGAAACTCAATCCACTGGAAAAGCCCGCTATTGCGTTTGCGCCCGGTGTGGCTGAGTCCCGCTGGTTTGTCCGCGAGTTTGCCAAGCGCGGGGTTCCCTGCGCCCATATCGACGGCGAGCGCCGCGTATTCGCCCGTTGGAACGATCAAGGGACTGAGATTGAGATTACCGAAGCCGAAACCTCTGATTCCACGAGAAAGGAAGTGATTGACGGGTTGACTTCCGGCGAGTTTAAGATTCTATGGAATCGGTTTGTCCTGCGCGAAGCTATCAATATCCCATCGGTCTACCACGTTATTCTCGCAACCAGCATGGGCGGAGTCTCAACCTACCTCCAGAGCGTAGGCCGAGGGCAACGGTTCCACGGAAGCTGTGATCATAAAATCTTGCAGGACCACGGCGGGAATATCGACCGGCACGGACTTCCCGGTGAGGATCGCCAGTGGGAACTTGGATGCTCGGATAACTCGATTCACAAGCAAGAAAAGGAACGCCGCAAGAAAGAGCAGGGCGATGAGGCCGAGCCGATTTGCTGCCCACAGTGTACGGCGATGAGAACTCACGGCAGTATCTGCCCGGTTTGCGGCTACCACCATAAGCGGAGCGTTCGTGTCGTCCGGCAAATCGACGGGCAGCTAGTCAAGAAGACCGGACGGGATACCAAATACAAACCGCCCAAGACTTTCGATAGCGTCTGCGCTCGCAGCTCTACGCCTCAAGTATTCTCGGGCATAGCGTTTCGCAGGCGTATCATCTGGCCCGTAAAAAGGCGGAAAATCAGGGAGTCAAAGTAGAGTCCAAGCATTACCGATTCCCTGATAAAGGCTCACCTGACTGGAGACGCAGTATCAGCGAGGTGTACCCGCAGTTCATTCCGAAAGCGAGAATCAAATGAGCAGTTCTTCCGATTGTGACCGGATTTCAGGTTCGTGGACTGGGTTTGTGATAAGTGTGACGCGCAAAACTACTCGGACGATTTCGGCCCCTGCGAGTGCCACTGGTGTGAGCGGGTTGTATCGGTCTTCCCACGCAGCATTAGCGCCACCAGTAGCCAGAAGCGGATCAAGACAATCGGCAACTGGAATCGTAAACCAAAGGAGGAATAGGTTTTTGTATTTGACTCTAGTATTGGTCTCGGTCTGAGGATTCTCGCATCCCATCGCTACGCGATTTGAGCGGGCTTCTTATGCCGCTCACTTGACAATTTCTGGCGCTCTCTAGCGCAGTCGTGAAGCTGTGGGATACAAGTGGGCGGCATAAGCGGCCTTCTCTAATTTATTCGGCGTAGGTTGCTCCACGCTAACGGGCTATTCGCACCAGTGAGCAAAGCTAAAGTCTGACAGCCCTCTAACTGCTTGCGAGCGGATTGGGCCAGCAGATTCCCAGCGTCTCCCGGTGTGCTGACGACTCCGACCGGCGCAAAGCGAGTTGGGCGTGGTGGGTTTCGCGCAAGCCACTTGAGAGCCACGTAAAACCAAGTCTCAAGGATGCAAGCCGATGGTGGCTCCAGCGGTATAGCATCCGTCGATTTCCTTTTTCTCGTAAAAAAGGGAGTCGATGCGCCTCCGGTTCACCAACGGTATAGGTTGCGCCTGGATAGTTCTTCCTTAGCTTGTTACCGAATAGAACATTCAGACACCCTATGACCACCCCAGCAACCAAGCGCAACCGGCTGATCAAGCAGATCCTCAAGGCTAACCCGGTAATCCCCGAGATCGAAGCTGGTCGTCTGGCTGATTCGATTCTGAGCTACGAGCCAAAACCACCGCGCCAACAGTCCCTACGGCATAAGCTGACCTTCGGCCCTCACTCCGGCTTGTACCTAGACCAGTGCCCAGAGGATTACGTTAGGTGGCTCTCTATGGTCGTTGAGCAGCGCAAGCATGACCGGGTATTTCTTGAGGCTATCCGTGCCGCTCGGGCTGAGGTGCTGAGCTGGCAGGATATGAGCGCTCTCCCGCAGGATTGCCCGTTTGATTGTTGATAGGATTTTGTATCTAGGCGCAGAGCGTCTCAGGGCGTTAGGATACCATCCATAGGAGGCGGCGTCATGGGTAGCGAATGGAGTTCAGATTGTGGCAGCGCGAGACTCTATCTCGGGGACTGCTTGGAGGTTATGCCGACGCTCGTAGCCGAGAGCGTGGATTCTATCGTTTGCGATCCGCCTTATGGCCTGTCTTTTATGGGCAAGAATTGGGACCACGGTATCCCCGGCGTAGTGTTTTGGGCTGAGGCTTTGCGCGTAGCCAAGCCCGGCGCCCATCTGCTCGCGTTCGGCGGCACGGCGCACCTACCACCGGCTCGCGGTCGCCATTGAGGACGCTGGCTGGGAGATCCGCGACTGCGTGATGTGGGTGTACGGAAGCGGGTTCCCAAAATCGCACGACGTTAGTAAGGCCATCGACAGGGAGGCGGGGGCGGAGCGGGAGAAGGTTCGCGTTGCACCAAGATCGGCCACAAGTGGAACCATGTCGGGAAGCAGCGACACACGCCCATGGATTGAGAAGTCTCGCGAGCTTGGTTACCACGAAGTCGCCGGAGATATTCCTGTCACCGAAGACGCCAAACGCTGGCAAGGCTGGGGCACGGCCCTCAAGCCCGCGTGGGAGCCCGTGATCGTCGCTCGCAAGCCGCTTGTCGGTACGGTTGCGGAGAACGTCCTTTGGTACGGGACAGGGGCGATCAATGTTGATGTGTGCAGGGTGGGCATTGATCCTGCCATTGACGATCCGCGCCTTGGCGGAAAGGGCACATGGTCATCGGACAAGATGGCTAAGAATGTTTATGAGGGCGGCTACGCTGGTGAGCGTGTTGGCTCATCCCCCTTGGGCCGCTGGCCCGCGAACCTGATCCACGACGGGAGCGACGAGGTGCTTGGGCTGTTTCCAAATGCTGGGAATAGTTCTTCTGGTGGAGGTGTAAGAAAAACAGCGTGAGGACGAATGAACGATGACTCATGGATTCCAAAAGAAACAGTAATGCCCGGCTACGGCGACACCGGCAGCGCCGCCCGGTTTTTTTATTGTGCGAAGGCGAGCAAGGCGGATCGGGATGAAGGGCTGGAATCTTTCTCTGTGCGGTTTGCTTCAGAGTGCTGCGAGGACCGCGAGCCCGGCAGCTGCTGGGCTGGATAACCCGCGAGCTGGCGCGGGGCGTACCAGTGGGGCAAGGAATCATCATCCAACGGTGAAGCCTAATAGCCTGATGCGATACCTTTGCCGTCTGGTTACGCCACCGGGCGGTATCGTCTTAGACCCGTTCATGGGCTCAGGCTCAACCGGCAAGGGGGCGATTCCAGAGGGCTTCCGCTTCATCGGTATTGAACGCGAGGCGGAGTACCTTGAAATAGCCAAGGCTCGAATCACGCACCAGATCAACAAGTATCGAGAAGAGCAGGAAAAACGCGGACCAACGCAACTGAGACCTGCTCGATTAAATAGGATTTTATATCTACCCACGGAGGCTATTTGATGAATGCTTTACAGGATATTCAGCGGCGCCGGGATAACGATCAGGCGATGGAGGGAATCGCTGAGGCTCGGCAGCGCCTAGAAGACGCCGGGCTCAGGATGCTCGGGATATGGCGATGATCGTCCTAGGCATGTGCCTGACGCAGGCCCACGAGCGGGTTCTCGCCAAATTTCCCGCTGGCATCGGTCAAATGGAGGTCGATCTCGTCCGTCGAAGGTATCCGGGCTAAAAGCCGCCAGCCAGCTATCGAGTTCTTCGCGCGCGAGGCATCAAAATACCGCAAGGCGAGAGCGTCTTTGAGAACGTGCTTAAAAGCCTCTCAGAGCGATTAAATGAGAGAAGGGTAAAAAATGCCGTCCAGCTACTCAAAGTCACGCCACGCGACGACCTAGACGCCTTAAACGAGGCGATAGAGGCAGTCAAGGAAGCAATCGCTGGAAACTGAGATAGGATATCGGTGTTATGGATTGGCTTAGCCCGGATGGCAAGGTTGAGATTTTGTGCGGGGATGTTCTGCGCGGCTGCGTGGATTGCCCGATAACTCGGTCCATTGCTGCATGACTTCGCCTCCTTATTTTCTCTGCGCGATTACAAAATCGAGGGACAGCTCGGGCTAGAGAGAACTCCAGAGGAGTACGTTTCAAAGATGGTCGCGGTATTCGCGGAAGTGCGGCGGCGTACTGCGTAAGGATGGAACGCTCTGGCTGAATCTCGGGGATTCTTACCTGAAAGGGAAAGCAGCTCGGGGGAATCCCGTGGCGGGTTGCGTTCGCGCTTTCAGTCCTCTGGATGGGTACTGAGGCAGGATGTGATTTGGCATAAGCCTGCACCAATGCCAAGCAGCGTAACGGACAGATGCACGACCGCCCACGAATACCTTTTTCTGTTCGCTAAGTCAGAGCGGTACTTCTACGACTCGGAAGCGGTGAAAGAGAACGTTGGGCAGATTCGAGTTCGCAAGGCGACAACTAACGAAAAACTGGAAGCTCGAACGCGAGCGGGTTCCGCACTATGCGCCAGTGACACGGAGAACAGAGGCTTTGGGCGCGACATTGTGACCAACGGTCGCAACCGCCGCTCCGTGTGGACCGTGACGAACCAAGCCCTACAAAGGCCGCCCACTTCGCCACCTTCCCGCCTGACTTGGTAGAGCCCTGTATCCTTGCCGGTACGAGTGCTGAGGGATGCTGTTCTAGTTGCGGTGCGGCCGCTAGTTCGCCAGACAGAAAAGACAAGACTCAAGCGCGAGCGGCCCAATGCCTACACCAAGCGGACCCGCGAGGAAGGAACCGGGAACGCCTGCGCCAATGACGTAGCGGGAGTAGCAGTTAAAACGCTCCGATGGCGCCGGCCTGCGAGTGCTTCACCGAGTCGATTCCTTGTACGGTACTCGATCCGTTTGCTGGTTCAGGGACAACGCTACAAGTCGCCCGCCATCATGGGCGCAAGGGGCTCGGGATTGAACTCAATCCGGAGTACATCGAACTAGCCAAGGTCCGGACGATGCAACCCCTCAAAGCGCCAAAGGGGAAGCGATGAACCTTAATGATATCCGAGCCCGCTGCTCAGTCACTCCGTCCGATTGTTGGGTTCTGGCAAGGCGCACGGCTTCAGGCTACCCACGAGCAAAGATTAACCGGCGCTTGGTATCGGTTCACCGGCTGGCCTTTGAGCTGGCTAATCCGGGGACTGAGACCAAGGGAAAGGACGTTTGCCACAAGTGCGACAACCCCCGATGCGTCAATCCTGAGCATCTCTTCGCCGGTACGCGCCGCGAGAACATGCAGGACTGTAAGGCCAAAGGAAGGCTGAATCACCCAGTTAAGTACGGGGAGCAATTCATCGAGCCAGTCCGCGAGATGCTCTCCGGTGGACTTTTGCGCCGGGAGATTACCCGTCGCCTTGGCTGGCAATGGGGAACTCTTTACCGCTTCGAGAAACGCTACGGTTCTGAGATCATGCTAGAGCTTTATGAGCCGATAGACTTCTGTGGAATCAACGAGGCCATCCGCAACGCCGACTCGATGGAGCGGCTGGACAAACTGGCCGCAAATGATCAATCGCGAGATTAAGCTGAAATACTCTTGGACGCTTTGTCCGGAGAACGTCGCGTTCATGCGGAAGGAATGGCTGGCGCGAAAAAACTCAATCGAAAAGCAGCGCGGTAGTATCAACGTGAAAAGACGCCGCTATGTGGCTGATCGTTTCGAGGGTCGGGTGAAACAATCCTCTCCGGGTTGCTGCGTGTCTTCGCCTTTCTCAATGACGTTGTAGGTCGGCTGCTTCATACCAACCTTCTCGGCTAGTTCTTTTTGGCTGAGATTCCTTTCCAGCCGGATTCTCCTTAGTCTCTCGGAAAACGCCATTCGGAACGCCTTGTAAGTCCGGTAGATTTTGTCCGGGCGTTTGTACCCGAACAACGCGGAAACAGGCACTTTCAGCCCGGAGCTGATTTTGTACAGCTGGTGCAGAGTTGGGGCGTAAATCCCCCGTTCCATCTTGGAAATGCCGTTTTGGGCAATCCCCAGCAATTTACCGAAATCTGTCTGGTTCATGTTCCGACTCATTCTGTGGAGTCTAATGTTAGCCGCTGAAGAGCTGAACCGCTTTGTTTTGCGCAACGTCCCTCTCAATCATGTTGAAAATCCCCCATAAAACGCACGAAATCCTATTAACCAAGCCAAGTGGGGATGACAGGATCGAACCTGCACACCTTGCGGTACTAAATCCTAAGTCTAGCGATAGGTTTTCAGGGCTAGAGCTTTCCGAGTACGCAAACTAGCATTGGCTCAGGAATGAATCGGATGGAGTCTTTCACCCCTTCAAGACCCACCATGCTTCTATCCCAGTTCGTCGAGTCCTACGCCCTCTCACACGACATTCGGCCCAGTACGGTCGAGCAGTACAGAATTACTGCTAGCGTAATGAACCAGTTATTAGGCGATCCCGTAGAGGTAGCCCAGTTGAGCGATGATTTGGTGAATCGCTTTCTGCGGGATTACTCAGCTCGTGCCAAGCCTCATACGGTCTTCAGCAAGCGGAGGCAAATCCTTGCCTTGTGGCGAGCTGCGGCTGAGTCTGGTTACTGCGAGCCCCCGAGAAAGATTCGCTCGGTCAGATTGCCTGAGACGAAAGCGCAATGTGTGGAGCGCGGATGAGGCAGAGAACTTGCCGAGGCTTGTGAGCAAGTTAAGGGACGTTTACCAGTCTCTGAGATTGCTACCGGGCTGGCGTTGGGTTCTCTGGTACGCGCAGGCTTGGGATACTGGAATGAGGCGCTCGGACCTGTTCAGGCTTGAGCGGGCTCACGCTGAGAGCGATGGTTGGCTGGAGATTGTGCAGAGAAAGACAGGGAGACTGGTCCTATGCCGATTGAGCGAGCAGACTCGGAAGCTGATTCTCAGGACGTTCGACGGTTGGGCGCCACCGAGATCGCTGATCTGGCCCGGTGGAGTATCCGTGACGAGACGCCTGAGCGCGATGATTGCAGACGTAGCCGAGGACATTGGCCTGAAGTGCAACGGAACGCCAATGAAGAAACTCAGACGATCCAGCATTACCGCCGTCGAGCAGGTCGCTGCCGGGGACGGGCTATCTTCAGGCCGGACACTCCACGGCTTCCACCACGATCAAGTTCTATCTAAATCCCCAGATAGCTCAGATGGCGCGTCCCATGCCGCCGACTCTTCTAGCTCTTGCCGTAGCCGGTGGGCTCAAGCCCCAGTCTCTCCCGCACCCAATCCGCCATGTAGGGCTTACCGCTCTGCTTGGCGGTTTTCTTTATCTGGGACAATTCCCATCAGAAAATCGAACCCGGAGGTACTTTGTACGCGACTGCGGCTCAGATTTTTCAACTTGCCGGGACTTTTGAAGATTTTTCGACATTTCCTAACTCCTTGGTAAATAGCAACTTACGCTGGAATTTTAGCGTACCGCGAAAAAGCTCAATAGCTTTTCGGGTTTATTGCCGATATCGTATTGCGTACCGCGAATAACATTCTGTAACTTGAGCCACTAAACGGAGAAACAAAATGAACCTGAAGCGAATCGGATCGATCGAAAAGAACTGGGACGCCGCAGATAAGCGACGATTTAAGGCAGACGAGAAGGCATATAACCGGATGGAACGCCAGATGGAAAACTGCGAGTATCTGATTGGGGAACTGTGCCGCGATGGGAGATATCTACTACATCATCGCCAAGGGTGGAAAGGTTCGTGAGTTCACCAGCCGGGTAGATGCTTGTGACTTCCTTGATTCGCAATAGGTACGTCAGTTATCGCCGGAACGATATTCCAGCAAGCTCAATCTAACCAGCCGCTATCTCGGGCCGGAGCAACCCTCCGGCCTTTCTTTGGAATCTTTTTGGAATAGCTGCAATATCCTGATCGCGTCCTGCGAATAACTACTTGTAACCTGAGCCAATAACCCGAGAAACATAAAAGGAAAGTCAAAGATGAACGTAAAGCAACAAATCGAGTCGAGCCGCGTTTGCCTTGGTGGCGGCTCTTGCCGTCAGCTCACCCCAGTAATCACCAAGAAGGGCGTTGCCGCTGGGTGGAGTTACGATTACCCGGTAATGCTCAACTTGAATGGTGTAAACTTCTCGAAGCTCACAACCCTAGACGCAATGCTTGCTGACGGTGTTATTGAGTTAAAAGAGCAAGTTATCACGCTCATATAGCAACTAAGCCGGGAATCGTTACGCCCGATACCCTATTGCAACGCAGTACGCGATATGTTACAATGGCGTTTCAGTTGACAACCTTTCTTTTTCTGGAGAACTCAAATGACAGTGACCTTGACGAAGCTAGAATCTGAAATCCTCGCTCACCGCCTTGAGGTTCCGGAGTGTATCTCGGAATGCATCCACGAGCGTTTCCAAGGCTTTGAGATGTACGACAACCGGATCGACGACGCTTGCCGAGCGATTCTTGCGATGGTTCGCAAGTGTGTACTGCCAGAGTCAGCGCCGGAAGGCCAGTCGGAACTCTGGTCTCACATCCTCGGAGATGCCGTCGAAGGCTCAACCTACTACGGCTCGGCCAAAAGCGAAGGTAAGCGCAAGGCTAACGCTGTGCTGACAGCCGGGGACAACCTTGCCAAAAAGGTTACTCAGTGGTGCAAGTCGCACGAACCCGAAGTTCGGGGAAGGCGAACTACTCTACCCGGACTTCTAGTCAAGTAATCCACCGGCTCCCGGTATCCCTTGCTCACGGCAATAGGTTATCGGGTCTGCCCGGAAGTTCTCTGGAAATTTCTCCCGAGACTTTCCGGGTCGGTCCAAAGGTGTCCGCCATCAGAGTAGTGTACGGATTTCCATCACTGTGTACAGGAGGTAGACGAATGAACGAATGGTCTTGTTTTGACGGCCCAAACGATGGTGGTTTGCATTTGGAACCGGCGCCCACCGGAGGCCGGGGAGATGTTCCAAGACTTTCGCGGTCATCGGTACGTCTTCAGCGAGTATTTCTCGCAGTGGGTCTATGTTGGGGTATTTGGTGAGGCGGAAGGAGTGGTGTTCCGTGGAGAAGCCAGAACCGCCGATGTGTGAAATCAGTCTCCGTCTCCTGTCTGAGGTAATTTGCCTTTTGGCTGGAGCGGGGCTCGAAGGTCACGCAGTTACTAGGGAGTTAGTTTCAATCATCAGGGAGGTAGGAAATGTTGGTTCTTCAAAGGGTAGCAGGGCAGCGGATTTGGATCGGGAGTGAGGTTTGCATCGTGGCGCTGAAGGTGAAGGGCGGTAAGGTCAAGCTCGGCATCGAAGCCGCAAAGGGAATCAAAGTCTTAAGGGAGGAGGTTTTCGTGAACCGGCTGAACCAAGTGAGGGTGGCTGTGCTGATAGCTCTGGTAGCGATCAGCCTGCTGCTTTGTTAAGCAAATAGGTTATTGGGTATTGTGTCCTGCAACTGGAGGCGTATAATGACGATTGAGGAAGCGTGTAAGGCGATGCTCAGCGGTGAGCGGTATCGAAGATGTTAACGGGCGTGAATTTTGGATCACAGCCGTTGAGATTGGCGGGTCGGTAGAGATCAGGCCACGGCGATCCTGACAAGCCGCGAGCAGTGTGGATTTATCTGAAAGATTCAGCGAAATACTTTGGAGGCGTGAGCGTATGAATGACATTGTAAAGACAGAGGTAGCCAACAGCCCGCTGGCGATTATTGACCGGGCGCTGAGTAACGGGGTTCCCCCAGAACAGCTCGGCCAACTGCTTGACCTTCAGGAAGCGCTGGAACCCGCGAGCGGAGGCGTGAGGCGTACAACCGGGATATGTGTTCGGCTCAGGCCGAGATGCCCACGGTCATCAAGAGCGGCTGACAACCCACACACTCGGAGCAAGTTTGCGGCTGGAGGATCTGATTCAGGCGATGAAACCCGTCACACCAAGTACGGTTTCAGCCTCTCATTCGGGATTGAACGATTGCCCGCTTCCCAACCACGTTCGCATCGTCTGCCACATCATGCACCGCGACGGTCATGTAGAGACGCTCGGGCAGATATTCCGCTCGATGGGGCAGGGGCCAGAGGCGGGAAGTCTCGATGAACGCGACCTCAGGCCACGGGTTCAACTCATACCTACGGCCAGCGATATCTCATCAGAATGATCTTCAACTGCGCCATCGCAGACGAAGGACAACGATGGAAACTGGCGACCGGCCAATATCGGCTCGGACCAGATTCAGGAGATCAACATTCTGCTGGACAAGTGCCGCGAGGCCGGTGATCCAGTGGACTTCGATAAGTTTCTCGCAGTGTTCAAGATCACAAGCCTTGATCGGCTTCCTACGGTTCGTTACGAGGAGTGCTCCGCCTGCTCAACCGCAAGCTGGAATCGACCAAGAAAACGGAGGTGGTAAATGGCTAGTTTGAATCAGGTTACTTTGATTGGGAATCTCACCCGGGACGTTGAACTCAGGCAAATCGGTAGCGGAATGTCCGTTACCGGATCTCGGGCTTGCAGTCAATCACCGGGTCAAGAAAGGCGAGGAGTGGGTGGACGAGCCATGCTTCGTCGATGTGACGCTCTGGGGCCGCACCGCTGAGTATGCCAGCGAGAAACTCTCCAAGGGCTCCACGGTCTGCATTCAGGGTCGGCTCAAACTCGACTCATGGGAGCAGGACGGCCAGAAGCGAACCAAGCTCAAAGTGGTTGCTGATACCTGTCAATCACTCAGCCAAGCCAAGCAGCAAGGCGCCGCTCCGGTTCGGGTCACGCCCGCTCGCCAGCCTGCACGCATCAACGATGGCGCTAACGTACCTTTTAAGGAGGAGACTCAAGATGATTGATCCAAGTAATACCAAGGGCTGGAACACCGGGACGCCCGAGAAGTCGGGCTGGTACTGGGTGTGCTGTGATCAGACTTCGGTAGCGATGCTGGCCGAATGGTCTGGTAGTGAGTGGACGATACCTTACTCGTATCGTCGCTGGAGCGATCCGGTGAGCTACTGGGTCCGAGTCATCGAGCCAGAGAACACGCCACGGATTCAGCAGATTTTCGCGGACGCTTCGGCGCGGCTGCGATAGGTTTTTAGGTGTATTCCCTGACGGGAAAGAAACTGGTTTTCAAGGTGAATCAATCCCCTACGGGAAAATTTCGGAGGTGAACGAATGAAGGTCTTTAATTTTGCTCAGTACAGCCCTGATTGGTGGGCCGTTCGCCGGGGAATCCCCACAGCGAGCGAGTTCTCAAACATCCTCACACCGGCTACCGGCAAGCTCTCTAAGTCTGCCGATGGCTACGTGTACAAACTCATCGGAGAAAAGCTCTCAACGGAGTACCCGCTCACGACGATGAACCCGGCTACGGCTGCGATGGAACGCGGTACAAGCCTTGAGGGGAACGCTCGAAGCTGGTATCAGGTGATGCACTCTATGGAGGTTCAGGAGGTTGGCTTCTGCCTTTCACAGTGCGAGCGGTTTGGCTGCTCACCCGATGGGCTGATCGGTGACGATGGCGGGATGGAGATCAAATGCCCGCTGCCGCATACTCAAGTTGAGTGGCTGCTGAGCGGTACGCTGCCGGACGCCTACAAGCCACAGGTCCACGGCTCGCTAATCGTAACCGGGCGGCAGTGGTGGGACTTCGTGGCTTACTGTCCGGGGCTTCCTGAGCTGGTTATCCGAGTGACTCCCGACGAGTACACTGAGAAGCTACGTGACGGCGCTGGAAGGATTCCACGCCCGTTTCCGTGAGATTGAGGAACAAGTGGCTAACATTGGAAAAGAGGTACTAGCATGAGAATAGTGGTTTTTCTTTTCGCTCTGATTTTTATTGGTGGATGCCAAAAGACGAAATCACCAGAGTTCAGTTACTCCGATATTACTTCAGCCATCGAGTCGATTGATGCGGACATAAAACGAATTCTTGATTTGCACATGAGAGCTGGAGAGGCGATTTCCAAGGAAGGCTGGAAGGCAATTAATTCAAAGGCTTTAGACAAAGCGCAGAAAGTGATAAGGAGATGATCAAGGTTTGGCGCGAGACAAATGATCGTCTTCACGAACTAAGAAAAGGAACCGAGACGCTCTCTACAAGAAGAAATTTCATTTGGAGTCAGAGATGCGTAAGTAGTCGTTTGTTCTAAGAACATAGAACCGCGATTGTCTACTCAGTCGCGGTTTTTGCTGCGCGTACCGAATCGAACAGAACTGACAGATCCTCTCGCTCTGGTAGGTTGAGTATCTGTAGAGCGTGCAGAAATCACGGTACTCGTGATAGGTACACCTGAAAACAGGAACCATTCTCCCGGCCTCACCGCAGTTACAGCTTTTCTGAGCGTGTGGACTCTCTCCACGGTAGCGGCAAGGCATATCAGACGATTTCAAGGTCGGCTCGCTTTGGCGTACCAGTTATCCAGCCAGTAACTCTCTCGTGGAGTAGCGCCAAGATACCACCCCGCGCCGGTGTAATAGTTATCAAACCCGAACTGCTTATTGTATTCAGGATTGAACGCACTAGCCGCACTACGATACTTCACCTGATGACCGCAGAATTTTTGAATCCGAGACTGTAGAACCATCGGATCAGGCAGAGTTCGGATCGTATCCGGGGCGTGGGAGTTCTGCGCTCCCCGTTTTCAGCACGTTACCATTGAGCCGGAGCGTAACGGTCGTAATCATCTTTCGATTATCACTCGGCTTTTTCTCGTGCTTAATCTCTACCTCTGGAGTCTGAACTCCCCACGGGGTTAAGGCATTCTCAACCGCCAGTGAGAGTTGGAGCGTTGACTGAGCGAACGGGCTGGTCTTTGAGGTACAGCCCAAGATATGAATCAACAGTAAGACTTTACTCGGCCAGTAGAGCGAGAGATTGGGAAAGTAATTTTGGCCTGTGCAAGTCGGAAGGGAGCATATCGCCCGAATCCGAAACCGCATCACAAGAGAACCGCTTACAACGTCATCAGTCCAGCTGTAGATTTCGCTTGGGATTCCCCAGCCATAATGAACGCCGTTCTGAATATAGAACGTCACCTCAGCCACTCCTCCGAGCGAGGCTGGCAAGCATCCATTTGGATAGTAGATCATACCCCATGGTCGCAGGCTTGGTCCTTGGGCATATTGGCATCAATACGCGGGACCATTTTGAAAGGTAGTACATCCTCGGAGTTGGAAGGACTTTGAACGACCAATCCATTCTCTGGCCGGTAGGGATATCGACCATCCGAATAACTGGCCCTCTTTTGGAGGAAGATTGTTCAGGTCTGGCGCAGTAATCATTAGTCGTCCCCAGTCCGAGATTGGAGATATCTCGAATGGTTCTCTGCGCCGGAAGAGGAACAAGCCAAGAACTGTTGTTTTGCTCGTAGTATTTCGCGAGAGTCGCCGGAAGGAACTTCCCGTTCTGCCAGTGTGAAGCCTGATCGTTTGTATTACTCGCTTCCCACCACGGAACGTAAGGCAATCGCTTCCGCACGGAAAAATCATCAGTCAGCTCGTGGAGGCAATACTGCTCCGGAAGTGGAGGAGAGGAACCGAGTAGGGTGATTGGTACGTGCCGCAAAACGCGGCAAGGAACCGGCGCCGTACCTTGGCGGAAGAGATGTGTCCGGCTCGCAAGAGCAGCATCCACCGGGACCAAACCGACCGAATCCCATAACTGAACCGATCTGCAAAATTCCATTAGTCTGCGATATGTCAAAGACAAAGTTCTGGCCTGAAGCAACGGTTACGCTGTAACCATAATCCACATATCCTATCAGTGGGTCAGCGGGACTTGTGGGCGTGTCGTTGAACAGGATAGCGTAGCGGAACGTAAACCCACCTCCCGAGCCAGTCCAAGTCAGATCGTTTGCGATCAGGTAGTAAACGCCATCGGTCTTGCGGCTGCCGTCGTGACGGTTAAGGCTTGTCCATTGGCCGTATATCCACCTGAGGTAGATAGCTCAGTAATATCGGCTTTGACTTGATTGGTTAAGTGCCGGAGCGGTGTTTGAGAGAATCACTCTCAGGCTGTCAGAACCAAGATTGTGAACCTTGTGAGCAAGGTCTTGGCTGAATCGGTAAAACTTAGTAAGCGTTGGCATTTAGATACCTCCTGATCCGGTTCCGCCAGTTGCAGTTACTCCACCAACGGAGCCACCAGAAATGAACATTTTCAAAGAATCTTCGATTGAGAAGGAAACGATTTCCCCAACACTTCCCCCGGTAATCGGAGTAGGTTTTGGCGATGTAGTGGATCCCGTTCCTGAGCAGTTCCTCAGAAACAATTACCCATGCGGTATTGATCCGACCCCGCGATGCCGTACCTATCTCCAGATGAACACGCAGTAAATGCCGCCCAGTTGTAGACTTTGATATTCTCACCGGAGGCAGATAACTGCCCGGCAGAATCGAATACGATCACCTCGCACACTGCACCGCCGAGCAAACTTCCAACCCTGCCGGGAATGCCTCCTGATGGCGCCTTAATGATCTTTAGCCCGCCAGAGGATATCTGGTTCCTGAATCACAAGCGCGCAGGCTGTCGGTCTGGTTGATTACTCCCAGACAAACGAACATACCCTGCGCTGTTCTTCTCCATCACCCAATCACCGTTTTTCGGCTTGCACCTGTCTCCAGCAGCAAGAGAGCCGGTGAACTTTGCAACCCGGTGAATCGAGACACAGGCCGAACCAAACCCACCCGAGACGATCTTGAACGGGCCATTGGTCGCGTACATCGTGGAATCAGAATCGGGCTGGGTCACAAGTTAATGTGGTCCGAGATCCAGAGCCAGTAACTCCGGTTATCTTCAGGCTGGCGTAGGCCGGAATATCACCCTCGTTATCGTTCCTGAACGGAATCCAGAAGTAGTTATCGTAGATGCTCTTGCTCATAAGGGAGGTAGCCCCATTATCTTTCGCCTGTCTGCGTTGCGGTTAATCTCCGCATCGCGTAATCCTTGCCGATTTCAATCGCCTGCTGACGAGCGCGGAAACTGAGCGTTGTCGCGTCTCCGGTATCCTGATTACGGGTTGCTGTGGTCCGAGCGCCACTCATGCCAACCGACCAGCCTACGCTCTGAATGTGCCGTCAAGTTCGATGGCTTTAATTCCTGCATAGGTAGCCGTAGCCGCTTCGTCTGGAGTGTTGAGAGACTTGAGGATCTGCTCGGCGTACTCCCGAAGTTGAGCGAGATAATCAGAGCGGTTCTGAAAACCATCCGCATACTCCCACATCGGAACGACATCATTCAGCTCGACGTAGATTTCTTCAGCCGGGCTCTTGGGATCGAACCTGTATGATGTGTTCCAGTCGATTAAACGTCCCTTGAATCGTTGACTGTCTTGAACCGCGATTCTCAAGCAGAAGTTCAGGAAAGTAATTCTCTTTCGAGCGTTTGAGGTATATCTTGCGCGAGAAGATTACAAGTCCAGCATCAAAATCAATGGAGAAAGGGACGGGAACGATGTATTTTCTAAGTTCATCATTGACGGTTCTGTTCTCTTCGTTTGTATCCGGCTCGACGTAAGACAGACGGTCCTTGTCAAGCTGGCTGATGTTCCTGAAATCATTTGTTGAGTTTCCAGATTCATCCAGCCCAGCTTTTGCGTCTACGTCCGTTTCCTGTTCATGGAAAAATGCGCCGTAAACAAACGGCCTACGCGGAGCAATGGAGTAGGTAATCTCTCCAGTCTGATTGGTATCCGTTCGGACGGTTTTCTCGCATATAAAATTCTGTATCCCACGGAGGATATCGTAGCGAGTCAGAAGCTGATTTCCATAGCCCTGAACATTCTTTTGACGCTGAAGCAGCCCACCGTTTATATCCTCTTGAGGAGGATTCTCACTGGGAATAATTGCAAACCACTGAAACGCTGATGCCTCGACAAACTCGCACTCCTGAGTAGTCAAATCCCGTCCAGTAGCATTTGGATAGGTCGCTACCTCATCCGATACATCAACCGCACTACCCCACCTACCTAAACTAGGCTTGTAGGTGCTTTTGTCTGCCTCTTCAAACGCGCGGCTTGTTTTGATCACCGGGTATAACCCCAGATCAACCGTTTTCAAAACAGGTGCAGAAACAACCCGAATCCGTTTAGGACGCTCTTTCGGGTTTGTGTCTGTGCCGAGCGACTCAGAGATCATCAGTAGGAAGGTTCTGAACCGATCCCCGCGTTGTGAATTGAAATCACAGCCGGGTCGTAACTTGGTACGATCCGAATCGCCAGAGGAGCGAGCAGATCATTCAGCGCCGTAGCCGCGTTATAGTTGTCCCAAATAATCTCCGGGTAGTAGTCTACGGGTATTGTAGCCTTCCGCTCAATTCTGACTGCAAGCGCCTTCTCAATCTCATCGAGAATATCACTTACGTTCACTCTTCCGCTCGTGATACTGGTACTGACGATCAATAGATGATCTCGCCGTCTCCCCTACGGATATTGGCAAGCAGCGTAATCCGTTTATAGGCCCACTTCCACCGAAAATCTTTGATATAGAGGGTGGAGATTAACCCTGAGCGACTGGCAGAGTAGGAGCTGGAATCAATCAGGCACTCTTTGAGTTCAAACGCCTTGACCGGATGCGGATACTTCACCGCGATCTCCACGTTCGCATCTTTGACTAACTGCGGTACGATCTCTGACTACAAACGTAGAGGGCTGGATTCCGTGGTTCATTGTCCCACGAAACGAGATGACTTTATCAACTCCGGTAATGAAAACCTGTGCTTCTGGCATTAGATGCTAGTTGGTGTCCAAGTCCTGTGCGGAACAACATCAAACACCGTCTCAGATACTGAGCAGCGATAAAAATCGTAGCCGTTGGTGGCTGTCACCGTTCCAGCCGGATCGTGGAACTCTGAGCCTGCGTGAAGCTCCAGATTCGTAATTGTCCGAGACGCTCATCGACCCACGGCAATCAAACACCGCTCCACCGCCTACCTTCAGATTAGTGATGGTTCCTGCGGAGAGGTAGTTGAGCGTTCCCTGTTCGGCAGTCGCCGTAGTAACAGCCCCGGCGTAATGGTTGACCGTTCCCCCTGTCATCGTGAGCGTTGTGATTGCGCGCTGCGGCTGGTGAGAGTTCCACCCGACACCTCAACAGTTGTGAGAGAAACCCCCACGTCCGTCTCGACGTTTGAATCTCCATCCTGATTAGAAACGTAGCCGACCTTGAGCGTAGCGATAACCGGATTTGTTCCGCTGTCCGTTCCGACATACACCGAGCCGCGCTGAACCGTCATCGTATTGGAGGCGTGGCTTCCACGGAATTTGAATTGCGCCCTGATTCGAGTCATCACTGATTCCGGTTCTGTAAACGTAGACATTCACACGGCCAGTTCCGCAGTCCAGTTGAATCCGACCGCTACCAGTGCCGTTTCCTTGCCCGATGTAGACTTCAGTAGTCGAGGCGTCTCCCGAGTTGCAGAACTTCAGAAACCGATCCCGGTACTCGTAGTAAACTCCTCCAGCAAGCGTGTTGTAGGTGGGAAGCCCAATCGAGCCGGTATAGCTGGCGTCGATGTAGATAGCCGCTGGCGTGACGCCGTTCAGGTTAAGCCCGTACAGAACTGGGACGTCTGAATTTGTGAACACCACCGTATCGCCATCAACCGGAAGCGAGCCTCCGACCCAGTTACCGGCGAGATTCGCAAAGTTTGGGCCAGTGCAGACGGTAACGGCTGTTCCAGAAGAACTTGCTGAGCCGTTAATCGTCTGAGCGTCCGCTGCTCCGCCCCCGGTCTCTGTGGTTGCAATCGTACAAGTAAACGGCGATCCGGCGATGTTTGCGGTAGCTGTGAGAACAGCACTCGCGGCGCTCCAAGTAATCGCGTAGAACTCCGGCTCATCGACTTCCTGTAGCGTGGTCACGAGGTTACTGACAACCGTTGCGGCTACGGTACTGCCTGCGGTGGTAGAGATTGTCTTCGATCCGATAGTGACCGTGATCACATCGGACGATTCCCACGTTCCAGCGAAGGTCCAGCTCGTTACCTGATTCGTGGCGGCTACTGCGCCCTTCCAAACTACTGTTGCCATTTTCTAACTCACAAACTCGTAGGACCAACTGATTCTGAAAATTGATTGCTTTCCGGACTGACTGATCGTAGTTGGCAAGTTGCGCTGAATAGTACGCCTGTCAGCTATCTCATTCCCCGGATCAATCGGCGGAGGAACAGCGGGATAGCCATACATTCCGGTGGCGCTTCCGCTTTGTGTTATGTAGACTGGCGTACTCTTAGAGACGATTTGCTTGACCACGGGGCCATTCATCGTCTCAAGCACCACGATTCGCGGTCCACCAGTGCCTCGCGAGGTAATGGCTTCGTTATAACTCAGCGTGATTCCGCCTTGCCTACCACCGCCTCTCCCTCTGCCGCCTACCATATCCACAATTTCAAGAATCGAGATATCGCACTCAGCGATAATCTGATAGCTTCGGAATGTCGTGTATTCGGCGCCGTCCCTGCTGGATAATCAAGTTTTGTGATCATCACACCGCTTCGAGAGCGATTGCTGATCAGCTTACTGCGCTGTCTCTGTGCCGTTGTCGTTCAGTAGAACAAGGTCTTTGCCGTTTGTTCCGTAGGCCGTTTCCAGCGCTTTGATCTTTGCCGTCAAATCTGCCGCGTCGGTTCCTTGCAGCATTCCGGAAATCTGCCACGTTTCCTTCCAGCCGACCTTGTTATTCTCGGCGTTGAGAACCGATTCCTTCTGGATCGTTATCTGCGCATTCGCCGGTTTCATGTGAGTAGGTTCCGTAACGTAGATACATCGCTATGGCCCCGAATACGGGTTAGAAGCACCAGAGTTATTGTCTCTAGCCGCATTGCTCTGGTCTAAACGTCGAGCTTCAGTCTCCCACTGCTGACGAATCTGTTCATTCAATTGCTGCTTCAGTTTTTCAACATGGTCAGCTACAAACTTTACAATCTGGCTAGTCCACTCTGCGCCTTGGCATCGACTTCAGCTTGAAGTTTGAGAACTGCTTCAGATTGAACTTTGACGTTAGCTACGAGTTCATTGACTTGAGTTTTTTCTGCTTGATTCCTTTGGATAAACTGCTTGTTCTCGTCTCGGTTAATGATTGACTGCTGGCTTCTGGCAATCTGCTCATCATATCCAGCAATCCGATTTTGCCGAAGCAAACCGATTTCCCTCTCATTCAGTAATTCACCGGAGTCGGCCTTGCGAATAGCCGAGGCCAGTTTGCGAGCATCTCCTCCGCTCATTTGTGCAAGACTTCCCTGAAGCGCTTCAGTCATCCGCACCGCAGTTTCCGCTTCCTGCTGCGAGATAGATAGACGTTCCTGCTGTAACTTCAGAAGTTCCCTTTGAATCTCGCTCTGCTGTCTGAGCTTTTCATTTTTTGCTTCTTCCGAATCACCGCGAACAATTACGTTCTGATCGCCACGCCGCTCAATCGACGTTTCGCGGATTTGCAGATCCGTAGATGATTGGCGGTCGAAGAAGCATTCCCATTTGGGTTGTGTTCAGGCGTCTGGCGCGTTCAAACGAATCATTCCAGCGAACCGTTCTTGTTGGGTCTTGAAAACCAGCAGCAAATAAACTTTGGTTTAGGTCAACTCCGAAACTCGCCTGACTCTGGCGAAGCTGCATTACTTCTCTGCTTGAATCACGGGCTAGCTGTTGCTGTTTCAGCGCAAACTCAGCTTGCTGGCGGGCAAGTTGCTGACCAGTCGCCGCAGCGCTTGATCGAGCGTCTGAAGGTGCTACCGATTAGTGATGGAATGCTCTCAAATCGCTGAGCCGTTCCAAAACCTTGATTTACAAACCCATCGCCCTCACCGATGCCAAATAAACGGTGGATGCCTTGCATCAAACCAAAGCCACCAAAACGCACCAACTGTTCCCACCGCCGCAGCTGGTAAGATTCCAAGGTCAAGCATGGCGGTTGTCAGACCGGCAGCGCCCATTGGATAAACTCCAAACTGTCCTCCAAGATACGCGCCAGTCAATCCACCCGCTGCCGCTGCTGATACACCACCAGCAGCAAGCGCACCGGCTCCCGCAGCCATTGCACCACCGCCTGCACCACCGATCACCGCACGACCAGCCGCTCCGCCTGCTCCAGAAAACGTGAACTGACTGGCTACCGAAGCGGCAGCGGCAGCGGCAGTATAGGCTTGCCATGCTTTCGTAACGCCTTGAATGATGGAAATAACGCCCTTTACGGCCTGCGGCAACTGACTCGAAACGGGCGATGATCTTCAGCATCGAGGAGGCTTGATCCTCGTTAGCGGCAACCATCAAAACAACACTTCGAGCCAGTGAAGTAACGCCGCTGATAACCTTGTTTACCCCTTCAAGGTATTGACGATCAGCCGCTATAACTCGGCGCTGAGCCTGCTCGGATTCATCCAACTGCTGATTGAAAGACGCTATCTCTCGCTCAAGACTTGATATCTTTTCGTCTAGGCTTGTCAGACTTGAACCATACTCTCTCGTGCTGGCTGTGGCTGTCCTAGAAGCATCGCTAATGGAAACGATTGAAGCGCCAACATTCCGCGCACTTGCCGCAGCTGCTTGAGCCGTGTTTGCCGCTGCTTGCTGAGCCTGAGAAAGGCCGGTGGTTGCGGCTGTAGCCGCCTTTGCATTTTCGGAGATGCCACGAATTGTTTCAGAGACAGTACGAGCGTTGTCGCTTGAAGCGCTATTGATCTTAAGATTGATTGTCAGGTCACGATTCACATCATTCCCTTTATACGCTTCGCAAAATCATCTGTTCGGCCTTGCTGTCCCGGACCATCGTGCATATCTGATGGATGATCGCAAAGTCACGTTGAACGACCGGATCGCTGCGCCAGTTCACCAAGGCACAGTCCGGAGGTTGCTTGTGATTTGAGATACATCTCGTACATCCTGATATTCCGATTGTTCAGTTCGTAATCCTTGCTCTGCTCAGGACTCTTCTTCGGGCAAGTGTGGCAGGGCGGGGGAGCATTCCCTCGCTCAACCCGCTTACCGCCACGAATCAAAATCTTTCCGCCTCTCTCATCAGTGTCGTATCTCTGCCCCTCAATCGCGTCGAGGTAAACCCATTTCTGACATTCTCTACAAGGTCTGGTCGCAAGCTCGGGATTCGTTATGAGCAGCGCCAGACCCTGCCTCAGTTTTTTAGGTTAGCCTCCTGCTTCACATCGCCTTCAAGCTTCTCTTCAACCGCGCTGATCGAGGCCAGTTCCGCATCGTAGATCCGCTCTTCCGCCTGCTTCTCCGGATTGTCATCCGATCCTTCAGTGCCGTAGAGAACAATTCCGGCCAGCCGGTTGAACAGCGCAAACTTGAGCTTGGCAATCGTCTTCCCCTCAATCGGAACTGCAACGCCGTCCCGGTCGGATAAGTCCCACTCCTTCAGGTGCTTGGCAAGCTCTGCCGCCACAATCAACTCGGCCTGTGCCGCATCGCGCATTACCGAGCATTTCTTGACCATCATCGCCCGCTGTTCCAATAGCATTGGACGATAGCGAAACGCACAAGGCGGATGAACGCTCTTGAACTCCTTGATATATCCATCCTCAAGGGTTCCATCAATAAACGCATTAACCATAAAACTCGCCTCCTAATAAAAACTGTTACGGTGTCGCGTCGTGAGTTACCACAAGCTCCGCCGTGTTTGGTGAATCTGTCTTGTACGCCTGAAGCTGGAGATTCAGCAGAATCTCACCGCCACGCGAACCGCTTACCGGACTGACTCCGGGACTGCTCTTCAGGTTGGCAAACGAGAACAAGGTACTCGTGCCGCCGTTAGTAACCGTGAGCGAACCAGCGGCTCCAGTTGCTGTTTGGGCGTGAAGGTTTACCTCATCTGCCGTATAAGGAACGGTGAGATTAAACATCACCATTCGATCCCCGGATGGAATCGTGGTCCGAGTTACGCTGTTCATGTAGCGATCCGTGATCAGCCCGTTATCAACCACAATCTCAAACGAGCGGACTTCCGTAGCGCTCGCGTCTGCCGAAAGGCTGAACGTCACATCCGAAAAATGTAAGGCACTCCAGTATCAATCGAGAGCGACGGGAACGCCGAGCCGGAGATCACTTCCGTCTCACCCTCGATATCCAGCCGTACCGTAATCGGCTGGCCCTGTGTTCCAGAGATGGTTGCTCTCGATACCCGGCAACCCGTGTAAACAAACCGCTTAGCTGTCCGGTCCACCAGAATCCCCAAACTCTTCCACCGCTTCAGTCAGCACACTGCCCGACCCGAGGATCAAGCGGGAGGAGCGAAGTGATCTCAGTTGGAGTCGGATGCAGGACTAGAGACCCATTAACCTGCGCCTGAGTTATTCGGCAGCGGGCTGAGTTGCGGCGAACGAGTCCCACGGATTCCGTTATTGAATAGAATCGTCTGGTTGTAGCGAATGTCCTGGAGATAAACTCCAGCGCAGTTGCAGCAGAGAAGTCGGAAAGCTGCGTGACCGTACCGGACTTGATCGCCAGTTTACTGAGCGTGCTGATTGAGGGAGTACCCATATCCTATTTTCCTTACAAGCCTCTCACCTCGCGGCTGATGCACCGCACGATGAGCTGGGAGTGATAGTAATTGTTCCACGCCGCGTTAGGTGAGGTGATCGGCCCCGGCGTTACCGTCACCTTGTAAATCTCATTCACCCCCGTCAGACGCTGATTTCTCAGCGCCCGGTTTATCTGCTCTGCGCCACTTCAGGTATTTCTCCTGATTGGTTACAAGGTTTTGATTTCCGGATGCCAGAACCGTAATCGTTACCGGATACTGAACATCGTCGCGAGCATTCGTTCCCTCTCCGGGATTCTGGTTCTCGACACCGATTTGACTAATCACAATCCCCGGCAAGTCATACGTTCCATCGTCAAACCCGCGATCACTTGGAAGCTGTCTGATAACTACTGAGGAATCATCTAAGCTATCAAGATTGCAGAGCAGGATTTTGGAACGAACTGCCTCAAGGCAGCGGTAGTGAACACTGTCCGTTCCGCTTGAAGAAACAAAAATACACAACCGAACTGATTTGTGCCGGCAACGCTTGGGTTCGCTCCATCAGTGGTTGAAACATACCCAAAGTAATGTCCGTTCGTCAAAGAAGATTTGATGATTCCATCATCTGAACGGCTACCTGCGCTGACCCAGCTTCCAGACTGGTTGATTCCTCCAGAAAATGCCATCACGTAGGCGGTATGCAGATTCAGAATCCCGCCTCCAGAGATTCGTGAGCGTAACCCCGGTTCCGTCCTTCTGATCCCGCGTAGGTGGCTGTGATGGGCATTACACCAGCCTCCCGAGGATGTTTTCATCAATCCACTTTCCGAGCGTCTCAACTACCGCATCCGCCCCTTCATCAGTCCAGTAGAGAAACTCTCTGGGTGGGATTTTGCTCGTCCCGTAGTTGTTATATCCACCGTATTCGAGATTCGTCCCCCAAGCCAGTTCCCGGCCCGAGTTCTCAATCACGCTGTCACCCGTACCGAAATCCGTGGTCACGCTTTGCATTAGGGCAGTAGTGAGAATCAGTAGGGGATGAGGGCCGTACTGTTCTCACAGTCGATGGCGCGTGAGGGGCCACGAGGAGCCTCCAGCATCTGCCGACCTGTCAAAGATATCCATGAACATACCCGCAATATCAGCGCGGGTCAGATCGAGCGCGTTTCACTTAAGTCGCCGTCGAAGTTTTTCTACAAGTTTATTCAGCACTCCCGGCAGCTGCTCGGCTTCTATCGTGGTCATCTCTGCCTTCCGCAAACAAGCTGGAACCTCTGCCCAAGAAGAAACGTACTGACCAGCCTTACAGTAAAGGCTTCTCCATTGTCTGGAGACGAGGAATCGGAGATAAGAAACTTGTCGCCGGGCTTTGGAATAACCACGCCTAAGCGACTCTTCCAGACATAGAAAACCGTATCATTAGCGCGCTCAAATACGATTGACCATCGGCCAAGTCTTTTGCGGTTGGATTCTTCCTCTCGGCGTCGTACACGGTGAACGCGGGCGCCATGTCGGACCTTGCCGCTCCTGATAACTGAGCGTTTTTCGTCCCGGCATAATGAGGAACCGATCCGCCAGTTGGGTAGCGTCTAACACCAGTTAAACTCCCAGATAGGCGTTGACGATTGCCTGAACGGAATGGAGATCGTTTGCGCATCAGCACTACCCTTGAGATTGTAGGAGTAGTATTCGAGCGATTCACTGGCGACCATCTGCCCGCCATTGGCGCTCGATAGCATGATTACTCTCGCCAGCAGAATCCCCGCCAGTTTGAGATCGTCCGGCGTAGAAGAATATCCCGCCGTGTAGGTAACTCGAATGTTACCAAGTCCGGGAACCTCACCACCTACCAGCTCGCTTCCGCTGGTAATCCGAAAGCGCAGGCCAAACCGATCCGATGCGGTACAGGATTCCACTTCGCGAGAAAAGCGCTTGAGGTAATATCAAGCGCGTAATCCTCTCCAGCGGATAAAAGCGTGGACGACCCGGAACGCACCGGAGGCGAAACCAAAATACGCCGAATCGTCCACGTAAACGGATGCCACGGCTGTAACTGGTTCTTCGCCTCAGTACGAGCTGATTAGTGCCTGTACCTTTATAGAACTCAGTCGCTGCCGCGCGCTGTCGAATGCAAAGCCCGTCTTGCGAGCAATGATTGCGGAAGCCTGATTGAGATAAGTGGTATACAGGCGCATGCGTTGGCCTGTACCACTCAGCCCAAGGTGAGTTTTGAACTCAGTCACGCTCGCAATCGGCACAGGAACATCCCCTTAGCTATTGAGAACCTTTTCGGTGTACTCACGCAGTGCCGCCTTGTATCTCTCCGGAATCTCTTTTGTCTGAGCCTTCAGACTTAGCCACCAGTAGCGTTGATTGATCGGATGAGACGGATTGAGTTTCGGAGCGTGGGAATCCGGATCTCCCTGCATTTCCTGCGTCACTGGGCAACCAGTGTTTACATCAAACAAAGGCTCCTGTTTCACCTCATCCCACATCCAAACCACAACGGTTGGGATCCCGCTCCTCTTGTCGCGGAGCCTCAACCTTCCGCCAGCTAAAATCCGCTGAGCCTCTTCGGCAAACGGCTGAGCGAGAGCGAATGCTTGCTTCGCCAATTCACCGAGTTGATAGCCCGGCTTTTGTGCCACAAGTTGCCGATAGATGTTTGCTGCTTCGCTAACCAAGATTTCCTGATTAGGTACAACGGACTTCGGTTCAAATTCTTTTGCCATGAAATCGCCTCCGGTAAAGTGAAAAAAACGGGTGGCAAGGCGTTAATGGATTGCACCCTACCACCCGCTGGGGAGTGAGAATCGAACTGGCTCAGCGCGGTGAGCGGGATGCTTCGGTTGTAGTTACCGCCAGCCAAGATCCAGTGAGAGTTAATCAGCAAAGCGTTAGCAACCTCTGCCCCATCCCACGAAGCCTGTACAAAACAGAATCCGCCGTTGGTATCGAGTGCGTCCGCCATCACTTCAACGATTACTACCGCTGCGCTGGTGTCCGAAGCGATATCAGTCCCGCCAACGCTCACAAAGTCCAAGGACGGATGCCGGGCTTGCGCCCAAGTCAACGTATGTCCAAGTATTCTGCGAGGTCATCGTGCCGACCTTGTACCAAATCCGCTGAATCACGGTTGCAGCCTTTGAACTGCCGCCCGAGTTTGAAGTGGCTTGGTTGATAGTCAGCTTGAGATCGTCGCCTGCGGTTCCTGCTGGCTTAGTCAAAACCACGTATCCGCGTTCGTAATTACGGAGCGAAATCCAGTCACCGTTGATTGTGCTATTGGCGTCCGTATTGATTTGGTCAGGAATGAAGTCCAGTCCCAACCCAAAAAAAGTTGCGTTCATTAGTTCCCTTTCATGGATTAAGAGCGAACGTCGAGAGTGACAAAGGCCGATTGAGTCGAGCTGCCCTTGTACGGAGTCAGCGGCGTATCTTCCCACGGGCGAGCATCGCATCGCATCGTGAACTTGATAGCCATCTGGTTGGTCAGAAAAATGCAACGTGCATCGAGGCTTGTTGACTGATACCGCCCTTCGAGATGCTGAGTACCTTTGACAGGTCAGCAAGAACGATATCGCCTTGAGTTCCGAGCAATACGTAACTGAACGAAGAGCATCCGCAT